CCGCCGGCAGGACACCGTTGTGTTCTATGTGCTGGAGGACTACCGGATCGCAACAGCCCCCCAGGCGGCGTAGGAATCTGTGATAAATATTTGAGAAAATTTTGGAAGGGAGACGCACTGTGAAAAAAATAGAGCAATTCTACATTACGGAGCTGACACTCGCCGGATTTAAGAACTACCTGGAGCCGGCCACCTTTGTTTTCGGCAATCCGACGGTCATCACCGGTGGAAATGGCCAGGGCAAATCCACCCTTGCCGACGCGGTCGCCTTCGCGGTCACCGGCCTTCCCTTTTTCGGGGAGCGCGGCATCGACCGGCTTTACAATGACGCCATGAAACAGCAGATGGAACTGTCGGTCCGGCTGCGGTTTGTGGACCAGGACGGCGCGGCGCATGAGCTGTACCGTCTCCGGAAAAACAGCCGCATGGTCATCACCTATGACGGCTATGACATCCGACAGACCGACCTTACGGACATGTTCGGGGAACGCGATGTGTTCCTCTCTATTTTTAACCCGCTCTATTTTATCGAGGTATTGGAGGACGATGGGAAAAACCTTCTGGAGCGGTATCTGCCGGTGATCCCCCATGAGACGGTTCTCTCACAGCTCTCCGAACACGTACAGGAGAGTCTGAAGGACGAGGAGATCCTGTCCCCGGAGGTCTATCTCAAGAGCAAGCGGGAACAGATCCGTGAGCTGGAGGAACAGATCATCTATCTCACCGGGCAGAAGGATCTCACCTGCCTTCAGGGTCGGGAGTCCAGCAAGGTGTCGGCTTCCCTGAATGAACAGCTCCAGTCTCTCCAGGAGGAGGCCGGTCATTTAGAGCAGAAACGCTTTTCCGGTCTGGAACCGAAGGAGATGGAACGACAGCTTGTGGAGCTGAGCCGACAATACGACGAAACATCCCGCGACCTTCGGAGCGCGGAGCGTTTTTCCGAGATCGACGGGCAGATTTCAGAGTTGACCCAAAAAGTTGCCGCCCGGCAAGCGGAGTCCTACCAGTCAAAATTTTTGCAGCCTTTGGCTGATATCTCGGCCCGTGTCAGTGAGTTGGGACGGCGATATAAGCAGGAGCTGCACAACTTCCAGTCCTTTGCACCCGGCGTATGCTGCCCTACCTGCCATCGCCCCATCACGGAGGCGGCGCTGGAAGAGGTCCGCGCTGAGACAGAGAAATTTGTCCAGGCGCTCATTGCACAGGGCAAAGAGCAGCAGGCTCAATTCGCAGAGCTGAAAGCGCTGGACCAGCAGGCAGCGGAAACCTTTGTGCAGTTCAAGCAGGATGATCTGAGGGCCTGGTCGGAGGAACTGGAACGCCTACGGAGTCAGCGCCGGGAACTGGAGGAGGACCGCCAGGGTGAGGAACAGCTGGAAACATTAAGGGAACAGATCCAGGAGCTGACCTCTGCGCTGGAATACGGCAATCTGACACAGGCGGGTTATGACCGCCTGAAAGAGTGCAAGGAGGAAATCCGGGAACTGGAGGCTAAGATCGAAGCGAATCAGACTACGGCTGGATGGACGGAGGCGGAGTTTAACGCCCAGATCGAAAATACCAGAAGCCAGATCACAGAACTCAGGGAGAAGATCTCAGATGCAATCATCTACATCAGCAAGCGCACAGAACTGACCTTTGCCCCTCTAAAGCTGAACCGGGTGGCCATTTCCCTCTACGACATTGTAAAAAGCACAGGAGAGCGCAAGGACGCCTTCCGTTTTACCTACCAGGCGGAGGGCTGTACGAAGGGCCGCCTCTATAAGTGCCTCTCCCACTCGGAACGGCTGCGGGCCGGCATGGAGGTGTCCGAGATGGTGAAGCGGCTGACCGGGCGGAATTACCCGGTATTTGCGGATGACATGGAATCCATTGAGGATTTGTCAAACGTAAAGCCTACCGGGCAGGTCATCATGGCCAGGGTTGTTCCCCATGCGCCCCTCTCCGTCCAACCGCTCCAGCCCATCCAGGCATCTGCTCAGGCACAGGCGGCATGAGCCGCATGGGGCGCCTGACACACGGGCATGACCTATGAGAAACTTCCGATCGTGGACGCGGCCAGACGGTGCGGGCTGATGCTGGACGCCCGGACGCTGCGGCGCGAGGAGGTCGAGGCGGCCTGCCCCTTTTGCGGCGACCACGGGCCAGGGAAATACCATTTAAGTCTCAACACCAGCACCGACCAATACCGCTGCAACCTCTGCGGCGCCCGCGGTAACAGTGTCACGCTGTACGCAAGGCTGCATGGGATCGGCAATAAAGAGGCGTACCGGGCGCTGGCGGAGGGCTCAAAAATCTATCCGATGCCGCATCCGCCGGCGTCCCCAAAAACAGAGCGGCAGCCACTTGCGCTTGCGCAGCGGCACGCCGCCTACACCACAATGCTGGAGCACCTCGTACTGCTGGACAAGCACAGGGAGAACCTGCTGGAACGGGGGCTCTCAGAGGAACGCATCCAGCAAAACCAATACCGCAGCATGCCGGAAACGGAACAGGGGAGGCGGCTTCTCGCCGCCCTCCTCCGCTCCGACGGACAGGAGCTTCAGGGGCTCCCCGGCTTCCGTACCCGCTATGGAGAGTGGACGCTCAGCGGTCCCAAAGGTTTTTTGATCCCGGTACGTGACAGGGACGGTCTCATTCAAGGGCTCAAAATCCGTCTGGACGACACCGGCAAGCCGGACCGAAAGTACCGCTGGCTATCCACACGGGGCGCCCCCAACGGAACCCGGAGCTATTCCTGGGTCCATGTGACAGGGGATACCAGTCGGAAACGGGCCTATCTGACCGAAGGGCCGCTCAAGGGGGATGTGGCGTCTTTCCTGGGGAGCGACGCGCTCTTCGTGTGCATTGGCGGCGTCAACGCCATCGGCGGCCTTCGGAAAACGCTGGAGGGTCTGAAGGTCAGGGAGGTCGTGGAGGCCATGGATTCAGACCAGATGACCAATCCTCACGTGAGAGGCGCGGTTCTCGCCATGCGGAAGGAGGTACAGCGTATCCCCGGCATCCGCTATTATAAATACACCTGGGACCCAGCTTACAAGGGTGTGGACGACTATCTTCTCAGCCGCACGGCGATGAGATAAATATGAGCTAACTTCCGATTCAGGAGAACGGACTCATTTTGAAGTAGCCCTGCGGCTCAACGAGGAGGAAAAGAGCTTGCCACTGCTGTCCTACAGCCATTGTATCACGGGCATCTCATAGCCTGCTGATACCTGATTTTATTGACTTTTTATTTAGTATACAAGGAGGATATCCATGTTGAACGAAAATACTCTGGTAAAGGTGACTGCGTCGGAGGACCGCATTTCCTTCCGGACAGTCAGCCGAAGCTATAAATCCCCGCATCGCTTTGTAATTCTGCGCAGCGCCCTGAAACGGTTGGCCGATGAAAGCTGTATGGTATCCGATCTCAGCTCCTTTGCCAGTCTTTGGCATGTTCAAGAGACCAACGATCTGCACATCTGCTTCTCATGGCTCTCCGATCACAACGGCACGTTAAGCGGACGGAAAGAGCTGATACGGCTCCCGTTTTGTGAAACGATGCGCTTTCTCCACGACAGCATTTCCCCCGACGGCCCGAAAGAGCGGGCGTTTCTGTCTTTCGGTCGGCTCGCAGACCCCTGGTTACATTTTGACGCGCCGAACAATTTGAAAAATGTCCTGGCGGTTCCGTTGCTGCGCCGGAGGCTAGTTCGCTTTTTGCGCGATCATTTTCACTGGAGGAATGGAGGCGAAGTTCGATTTTTCGATGACTGTGATCCGTTCAGCTTCACCTTCCGGGAGTATCTGCCAGGAAGAACGGGTCTGTGCGGCGGCGTCATCCTGCACAGAGAAGAAGAACTGAAAAACGCGTACTACTCTTTGCACACATAACCGTTAACAGACAAACCATAATCATCAACTTTGAAAGGGGCAATCAGCTTTATGGGAAACCTGTTTCATATGAACGACTTTGTGGCCGCATCCCAGGGAGACGCCCAGAATATGCTGGGGAAGTTCCTCTACTTTTCCCTGTCAAACCTGCTGGTGGAAAAGGCGCAGCTCTCCGAACTGTGCGAGAGCATGGGTATCTCCTATTCCGGCGGCACCCGGCTTTCGGTGGCTGACGCCTTCCGCTCCGCCACCGGGGACATCAAGGAGCGCAAGCCCGTCACGGTTGCCGGCGAGACAAACATTTACCTCGTCTATTGCCGGGACAACAAGCACACGGCGGATGCGCTCTCACGGGAATTGGTGAAGGAGACGCTGAACCAGAAGACCAACCGCTATGAGAAGCTGGCCAACATCACCTGCGACCGGAAGGATGGGCAGATCTACTGTACCAACATCGTAATGGACCCGGATATTGACGTGCAGGCCCGCTGCCGTCAGGCGGAGGAGCTGTTCGAGCTCTATCAGCGGTGCGCCAACCGCAAGCAGATCGAGACCATCTGTGCAAACTTCCTTCGGGAAATGGAGGCCACCAAATTGAGCATCAACGGACACCTGTACTTTGTTCCCAGAAGTCACATGGAGAAGGTGGATATCTTCGAGGATTTCATCGGGCTTCTGGGGGGCATGAACCGGAACAATACCCCTCTTGTCGTCAACAGCTTTTACATCATTGACGACGAAAAACAGCGCAGCAAGATGGCTGAGGAGTTCTACAATGCGGTCAAAAAGGAGATCACCGAGTATCAGGAGCGGTGCGACTACTTCATCAAGAGCAACTGTCAGAGCCCGGCCGTGATGGAACGCTGGGTTTTGAAGGTGCGCGGCCTGGAGGAGCGCAAGCGTCACTATGAGGAGATCCTCCGCCGGGAGTTGGATGGGCTGGCTGAGGAGTTCTCTACGCTGAAGCTGCTCTCACAGGAGCTTCAGGTGAGGGCGAATGCCATCCACTTTCAAAAGGCAGCCTAAAAATCAAAGAGCTTAGATTGCATTGGGGGCTGGGCCATTATGGCCAGCCCCCTGCGCTTACATGGAGGGAAACTGATAATGAAGCATATTTCAATCACATATCACATGAGCCGGGAAGGCGAAATCGCGGAAACCTGCATCATCCTCCCTATGGAGGACCAGATCGCCTCCGATATTCTGGAGCATCAGGAGGAAAGTCGGCACGTCAGGGAGGACGGCTGCGGTACCATCGCAGTCAGGACCATTTTGACATGTCTTGCGGAATTGCAGGGCTATACGGATGCCAGCTTCTGCATGGCCACGGAGGTAGACTTATGGTAGAGACTGAGCTTCCCTGGACTTCGGAAAAGCGTGTGGTGTAGTTAAAGGGGGGCGGAACAAAGATGAAGCTATACCGTTTTGAACTCGCCTTTATGGGCGAAATGCAGAATGTCGGCTTTCTGCATGGGCTGAACGATATTGGCCTTGATGCTGAAACCGAACGTCAAATGCTGGCCCCATTCGATAAACTCCCACGCAAATTCCTCGGGAGCAGTGCAAACGTTTCCTTCTGGTTTACGATGGATGGGCTTCATAGATATTTGCCTGCCATTCAGATGTTGGAGAAGGAAATAGAGCCGGTTGGCTGGAACCTTTTATGTGCAACTATGGATATATCCAAAAATGAGCTGACAGTGGCTAAATATCAGGATTCAGAGCAGATTGCGTTTCCAAAAGAGTTTGTGCGAACCCAACCAATAGAGTTTCAGGAGATATCAGACTTTAGCGAAAGACTATAGAGTATTCTTATGGAGGGATCAAATGGTTATGGAGCGTTTCAAGAAAGCAACCAATATCCGGTGCAATACGGAGTATAAGGGAGGCCTGGATAAATTACCATCTGAGGCGGAGATATTCACCTCAGAGACATTCCGCTATGAGACTGCAAAGCCTGGAGACTATGTTGTGGAAGCGGTGGTGGACGAAGCGATAAATTGTTTGCCTCCGGCCTTCCTCTCAAGTGCATGCGCACAGATGGGGTGCCCCTATAGTCATCGGGAGGACCCGAAAACCGGCCGGTGGCGTGCGACCTACGCTACTTTCAAGCGATGCCCCGATGTACCTGGCATCTGGGAATACTGTGGGCATTGCTTTCAGGGCGAGACGGTGGAACGCGGCCAGGAGCCGATCTGCTGCTGAAAGACTTGTGCTTTGAAATATGGGGAGACAAAGCTATGCTGGCACCTGTTTTTATGAGGAGAAAATAACGTAAAAAAGGGGATGTCCGCCGGACATCCCCCCTTCTGTAAAATAGAAAAGACTATTTCTAGAATTGCGATTTTTATGAAGGCCCAGTACCCCAGTTCATACAAACTGGGGTACTGGGCCTTTTTGTGGTTTGACCACATATTAGACAGCAACAGATTACGGCGAAACAGTATATTTCGCGCTGCGCTGCATTAGCGGTGTCAAATTATGGAGGAAACAGTCGTTAAGTTGAAAAAATAAAGAAGAAATTATTACATTTCCCATATAAATATGCGCTATTGTTTTCTTGGCGGATTCGATCCTTTTTTACATCTTTAGAAAGACTGCTCATAATTTCAGCAAATTGCTTTCACTTATAAAAGTGTGATCTTCTTTAAGCCCAATAGATAGAAGCAGGAAAAGGAGAAAGCGAGGGAAATTATGAAGGAAATGCAGGACAAAATCGTGAAACTGTTGGAAGGGTATACCTTTCGGGAAAAGAAAATCGCGTTGCTGCGCCATGAATGGTACCGCCCAAATCAGGTGACGCCCGAGGAAATGCTGGAGGCAATGGCCTATTCCAGAAATACAGACGGCGGTGCGCCGGTCTGCGGGCATATCTCGGACAAGACCTATCATATCGCTTTGAACTATGAGGATCAGGCTGCGCGTCAGAACCGTGAACAGATTGAGAACATCTCAACCGATTTGGAGCGGCTGGAACGGGTCCAATATCGTCTGGGCTATTGTGTGTCTCAGCTCCCCAAGCCGCTGTCAACGATCATACAGGAATTATATATCAGGGGAAAGGAGCGGAAAGATATCATTCTGGAACTCGGCCTGAGTGAGAGCACATTCCGAAGGTACCGCCAGAAAGCAATCGAAGATCTGGCTGAGATGTACCTGGCACTGCAAAGCGCCGGCGTTGTACTGGAGTGGGACGACTGAATTTTGAACGCGGACTGACCGCTGAGTGGCGAAAAATGAAATAATTTTGGACTTCCATTGAAAGATATTCATGTGTTATAATTAAGCTACCAAAAGAGGATGTTTCGGAGGCCGGTGTGCTTCTGAAACATCTTCTTTTGGTATCATCAGACTGTCAAAAAAGAGTGCTCTCCGGGTGTATTTCCGGGGGGCATTTCCTTTTATTCAGGAGATGGCCGTCATAGCCGGCTGCTCCGCTTCATATTATCAAATACATATGGGACAAGGAGGAGATTACCATGCGGGACGGGAAAATCTCAACGGAAGAATATCAAAAGTTAAAAGACATGGACATTCGGGAGATTGACCCGGCCTCGGCTGCGGATATCCGCGGCATCACGGTGAATCCCGACCTCCCGCCCGCCGAGCGCCTGTTGGATGTGGCGCGGCAGATGAATGGGAATCCCTTCGTCTACCGCTGCGGCGATCTTTTGGTTAAGACCAGCTTTACCGGCACGGCCTCCCTCCAGTCCGTTCTGGAGGAGTGCCTGGAAAAATTATGAGGCGGCCGCCATGCGGGACAATCCAGTTGCGCCCGGCTTCACGGGCAGCCTGATTTTTCATGAAGACGGTTCCGTAACGGCCCGGTATGGCTATGACCGTGCGGTACGCCTTCTTTATGAATATGAACGCTCCAGTGTCGCGCCGGAGGATGCCGAAACAGGCCGGCGCGGGACTTCCTGGGAGCGATATACCATGAAAACGCCAAACGGCGATATTTGCGCCCGGCGCGGCTGGGAGTGTGTGCTGGGCCGCCTGTTCTGCTATGAGCGGTCAAAACTGACGCCGGAGCAGTGGCGGGAACGATACGGCACGGTGGAGGAGAACGCTGTGCAGCCATTCTAAAGGACAACGCCGCCAAAACTCGCGCTTTACATGGAGCGGAAAAGATGATATAGTAAATGCGGACTAAATCAGAATAAGGATTTTTGCTTCATGATCTTTTCTGGCTTATGACCGCATTTGCGGAATCAGTCAGGAGGTATTTTCATGGAGCTTTTTTATTGCTATGCCTACGGCCGGCTCTCGAAAGAGGACGGCGATAAAATAGAGAGCGACAGCATCAAAAACCAACGGGATCTGATCCACAGCTATATCGGACAGCACCCGGAGTTGAAGCTGGTGATGGAGGGCTATGATGACGGCTACACCGGCACCAACTTCGAGCGGCCCTATTTCAAGGAGATGCTGGAGGCGGTCAAAGAACAGAAGGTCAACTGTGTCATTGTCAAAGACCTCTCCCGCTTTGGCAGGGAATACATCGAGGCGGGCCGGTATATTGAAAAACTGTTCCCAGCCCTGGGCGTGCGCTTTATCGCCATCAACGACGGTTATGATACCGCCTATCTGGACGCCTCCAGCAGCCTGATCCTGCCCTTCAAAAATCTGATCAATGACTCCTACTGCCGGGACACGTCCATCAAGGTACGCAGCCATTTTGACGTCAAGCGGCGCAACGGAGAGTTCATCGGCTCCTTCGCCGCCTACGGCTATTCCAAAGATCCGAAAGATAAAAACAGATTGGTGGTGGATCCCGAGGCCGCCGACGTGGTGCGGGAGATTTTTGCCCGGCGGATATCCGGCATGAGCTGCCAGGCCATCGCCGATGAACTTAACACCCTGGGAGTCCCCTCTCCTATGGAGTACAAGCGGAGCAGGGGCATGAAGTATAAATCCGGCTATCGTGTCCACAATAAAACCAGGTGGTCGGCCACGGCCGTGCGGCGCATTCTGCAAAATGAGGTCTATCTCGGTGTCATGGAGCAGGGAAAGCGTACCACGCCCAACTATAAGGTCAAAACCGTCGTTTACAGGCCGCCTGAAGAGTGGATGCGCGTAGAGGATACCCATGAGGCCATCATCAGCCGGGAGGACTTTGACCTCGCGGCCCGCCTGATGCGGACGGATACCCGCACAGCCCCCGGGAAAAAGGCGGTGCATCCGTTCGCGGGGCTTCTCTGCTGCGGGGACTGCAAGGGCGGCATGGTGCGCAAGACCACCTATTATGACGGCAAAACCTACCACTATTATGGCTGTATCACCCATCGCTCCGATACCGCTGCCTGTTCGCCCCACACCATCAGCGAGGCCAAGCTGGAGCAGGCCGTGCTGGAGGGGGTTAATCTCCATATCCGCACCGTGATAGAGCTGAACGGGGCGCTGGAAGCCATTGCCCGCCGGCCGTTGCAGAAGGTTGCGGCGGAGAAGCTGGACAAACGGCTGGAGGCGCTGCGCCAGGAGCTGGTCACAAAGCAGGACATCCGGGACTCCCTCTATCGGCGCTATGCCTCTGGAGAAGTTTCCAGGGCTGACTTTCACGAGTTCAAGCGCATTTTTACCCGCGATTGCGAGGAGGTTGAGCGGGCCATTGAGGCCCAGCAGCAGGAACTTGACCGGATGCTGGAGAGCTGTACCCCGGACAGTCCATGGATTCAGCACTTCAAGCAGTTTGGACAGTTGGAAACGCTGAATCGGGAGGTCCTGGTACGCCTGGTGGAGCGGATTCTGGTCTACGAGGGCGGGCGCATTGAGATCGTGTTCCGTTACCAGGAGCAGTTTGCCAACGCTATGATCTTCGCATCGGAAGAAACGGCCCGTCAGCCGCTGAGAGAGGCGGTGTAAGCGATGGCGAGAAAGTCACGCAAGGACCTGATCCGCGCGGAAAACAGCGGGCAGACCGCTGCGGCCGTACAGTCCAAGCCGTGCCCTGAGCCTGCTCCAACTTATTTGGCTGTAGGGTATGCCCGACTGTCCATCTTTGAAACAAGGGACCGCGCCGACAGCGAGGCGCTGCAGAACCAAAAGGAGCTGCTCCGGCAGTACATAGCGAACGCTCCAGGATTGCAGCTCGTAGGCATTTTTGAAGATAACGGACAAACCGGCACCAACTTTGACCGGGCCGGTTTTGAGACAATGATGGAGACTGTCCGAAGCGGCAAGGCCAACTGTATTGTAGTGAAGGACCTCTCGCGCTTTGGCAGGGACTATGTAGAGGCCGGCAATTACCTGGAGCACATTTTCCCGTTCATGGGCGTGCGCTTCATCTCCATCTCGGATGGCTACGACAGCGCCGACGCCACGACCGCCGATTGTCTGACCGTAGCGCTAAAAAATATGGTCAATCAAATGTATTCCAAGGATATTTCCCGAAAATCTGGTTCGGTGCTGCGGGAAAAGATGCGGCGCGGAGAGTTTATCGGCGCATTTGCATCCTATGGATATAGGAAAGATCCGGTGGATGGACACCGTATTATTATCGACCCGGAGGCTGCCGGAGTGGTACGCGAGATCTTCCGGCGTAAGCTGGAGGGCCAGGGCGACACCGCCATTACCCGCTGGCTGAATGCGACCGGAGTACCCTCTCCCGGCTGCTACCGCTACCAGAAGGGCATCATCCTGGATAAACGCTTTGCCCGGTATAAGCCGTGGCTGGTCCAGTCCGTCAAGGATATTCTGCGCAATGAGGTCTATTTGGGCCATATGGTGCAGGGGCGGCGGCGTTCGGAGTTTTACGCCGGGCGGCCGGACAAGCGGCTGCCGCGGGATGAGTGGACAGTCGTGGAAAACACCCATGAGCCAATTATCAGCCGGGGGGATTTCAACGCGGTACAGGCCATATGCGCGGAGAGAAACAACGCCTACCACGCGCGGCTCGGGAAATATGACCACCTGGGAAAGCGTGAGAATATTCTCAAGGGCTTGGTCTATTGTTCTGACTGTGGACGGACTATGGTGCGCTACAAGCAGGTCTCTCATGGCAAGAACGTGTCCTATTACTATCTTTGTCCCAGCTATGCCGCCATGCTGGAAAAGAGCGGGTGCAGCTACAAGTTTCTGCCGGAGGATCTTCTGCTGGATTCGTTGGAACAGGTCATTCAGAAGGAGATCGAACAGGCCGTGGATATGACTGCTTTGGCAAAACGTTTGTCAGCGAGAGCGTCCAGTAAAGCGGATCAGGGCGCGTTGATGTTGAAAAAATTAAATGCGCAGCTTGAGCGTGTAGAGGGAACACGCAGGAACGCTATGCGGGACTACCTCGGCGGACAGATGGCTCAGGCGGACTATGAACTGCTGAAGGAGTGCTGCATGGGAGAAGCGGAGGAATTGAAGAAGCAGATATTTGACCTGCGGGAGCAGCAGCGGTACCGGTCGGAAACCCTGACGGAGAAAAATCCGTGGCTCGCCGCGTTTGGAGGGCTGGGCCGCCCCTTCCATCTGACAAAGGAGCTGGCCGCTTCCCTGATTGAGCGCGTCACCATCTATGGGAATAACCGGGTGGAAATCCTTCTCCGCTTTCATGATGAACGTGAACAACTGCTGGCCGCAGTGGGAGAGGAGGATGCTGTATGATGATTGCGAAATACATCCGGCTGTCCTCTGCCGATGAGGACGCCCGGTATGGTGATAAACCGGAGAGCAACAGTGTAACCCATCAGCGTATGCTCTTAAACCGCTATCTGGAGACGCATCCGGAGTTTGAAGAATATCAGGTCTTGGAGTTTCAGGATGATGGACGCAGCGGCACCAACTTTGAACGGCCCGGGATCAAGGCGATGCTGGAGATGGTGCGCCGTCGGGAAATTGACTGCGTCATCGTCAAGGATTTTTCGCGCTTTGGCCGTAACTATGTGGAGGTGGGCAACTATCTGGAGCAGGTATTCCCCTTCCTCGGGGTCCGTTTCATTTCTGTCAACGACGGCTACGACAGCAAAGACTATCCTTATGGCGTGGCAGGCGACATCAACAACGGCTTGCGGAATCTGATTAACGAACTCTACAGCCGGGATCTCTCGCAAAAGGTTAAAGACTCGTACCGGCAGTACACCAAACGTGGTCAATGCGTTTCTGCCTACCCCATTTACGGCTATGTTAAATCACCGGCGGATCGCCGGCTGCTGATTCCGGACCCGGAAGCGGCGGATATTGTCCGGCGCATATTTGAACGCTGCAATGCCGGAGAGGGGCCGACGCAGATTGCTTCGGGATTAAATCGGGATGGGGTTCCCACTCCTTCCCAAAGAAAGCGTGACCTCGGCTCGAAGCGGCAGCTATGGAACTCCGCAAGGCTTCAGAACGAATGGAGTGATAAGGCTATTACGCGTATCCTCCGCGACGAAAGGTATACCGGCAAGCTGATTGGCATTAAGACGACCCGCACGGAACTGGGCAATCAAAAATCATCCAGGAAGCAGTCTGAAGAGGACTGGATCGTAGTGCCCGGCACATTTGAGGCTATCGTTTCACAGGAGACATTTGACGAAGCGCAAAGGCAGCTTGAGACGCTGCGGCGGCATTCGAGTAAGCGGGAAACAAACACCCCTGTGGTCCATCTGTTTTCACGTAAGCTCAAATGCGGGCACTGTGGCCTCGCTCTCGGCAGACACGTGGTAGACCTCGGCGTTTACTACCACTGTGAAAGGCGAGCCTGGAACAGCGGAGCCGCCTGTCTGGGCGCCCGGCTTTTCGAGGATGATTTGATCCGCACGGTGCTGGCTTCGATCCGTTTTCAGGCGAGGCTTGCGGGGAAAGCAGAAAAACGGCTGGATAAACTGGAGAACGCCGAACGTAGGGAACGGGAATCGCTCTGGGAGCAGCGGCGGCGCATTCAAATGAAACTGGATCATCTGACAACGCAGAAGGCGGAGGCTTTCCTGTTGTTCAACCAAGGGGATTTGACCCAGAAAACCTATGATGCAAAGTGCGCCAAACTGGATAAGACAATACTTGAGCAGCGTACAAAGCTGCTGGACATGAGTGGGACGCAGACCGGCACACAGGATGGCGCCGTGCTGCATTGCAGGGAGGATATTGCCAGATTAAAAGAACTAAGTCATCTGCGCACACTCAACAGGCAGACGGTAGAGAAGCTGATCCAGAGCATACGGGTATATGATGGGAAACGGATTGAGATTGTCTGGAATTTTAGTGATAGTTATATGAAGCTGCTTACTGGGGAGGAACAAAATCATGAGGGATAAGAAAAATAGACTCCGTGTAGCAATCTATATGAGGGTGGCGCAGAAGGAACAATGCGAAGAAGCCGTGACGGCTATGAAAAGCCAGGAGGCGGTACTTGAGCAGATCACGCAGAATAGCGGCAATGTAATTGTTGGGCGCTTTGAGGATTACGGAAGCGGGATAGATTACAGAAGGCCTGGGCTTTGCGCCGCACTGGAAATGGTAAAGAGCGGACAAGCCGACGCCCTTTTGATGAAAAACGAGAACCGCTTGGGAAGGAATGTAAGCGAAAACTTACGTCTGGTCGCAGCTCTGCGTAAGACTGGAAGAAGAATCTTTTTTGCAGACAATTTGATTTGGTAACGAGTGAACGAGAGAGGCGTCCCTGCCTCTCTCGTTCAGCATATTTATTTTTGGTCTATCGTGAACACAGGAGGGCTCCAGTGTTTAGGATAGACTAAAAAAGATCGGTGTTTTTCTGGCGCTGAGAAAAAGTCGAATAATCTTTCTGTTTTCTCTTGACACTTTCGGACGAGGGCTTCTCAGGAAAGGATTTCCAGCGTCCCCAGTTCCGCCGGATGCTGGAGGACATCCGCCGGGCGCGGCCGGAGGCCCTGGTGTGCTACCGGCTGGACCGGGTGAGCCGCAGCGTGGGCGACTTTGCCGACCTCATCCGGCGGCTGGAGGGGTGGGGGGTGGCCTTCCTCTGCATCCGGGAGAAGTTCGACACCTCCACCCCCATGGGCAAGGCCATGATGTACATTGCCAGCGTCTTCGCCCAACTGGAGCGGGAGACCATCGCCCAGCGGGTGCGGGACAACATGTGCCTGCTGGCCCGGACGGGGCGGTGGCTGGGGGGTACCACCCCCACCGGCTTCCGGGCGGAGCGGACGGCGGAGGTGATCGTGGACGGCCGCGCCCGCACCGCCTGCCGGCTGGTCCCCGACCCCGCGGAGTGGGGCCGCGCCGCGGCCATCTTCCGGCTGTTTCTGGCCCGGCAGAGCCTCAGCGGCCTGTCCCGTGCCTTGGCGGAGGAGGGCATCACCGCCCGCACCGGGCGGCCCTTCTCCCTGCCCGGCCTGCGGGAGCTGCTGCAAAATCCGGTGTACTGCGCCGCCGACGGCGACGCCTGGGACTATTTTGCCGCCCTGGGGGCCGACCTCTGCTTTCCCCGGGCGGACTGCGACGGCCGCCGGGGCCTGCTGGCCTACCAGAAGCGGGACTACTCCGGCGGCCGCGCCCCCCGTAACCCGGTGGACCGCTGGATCATCGCCCTGGGGCGGCACCCCGCCCTGGTGTCCGGCGCGACGTGGAGGGCCGTTCAGGAGCTGCTCACCCCGGACCGGGCCCCGGTGGTGCACAACCGGCGGGCCCTGCTGTCCGGCCTGCTGTTCTGCGCCCGGTGCGGGGAGAAGCTGCTTCCCAAGGCCCGGAAGGGCGGCGCTTACGACTACATCTGCCGGGCCAAGCTGCGCCGGGGAGCGGCGGCCTGCTCCTGCCCCAACCTGTCCGGCGCGGCGGCCGATCAGGCGGCGCTGGACGCCCTCTCCGCCCAGTTTCCCCGCCTGGCCCCCCGGCTGGAGGAGCTGGCCCGGGAGGAACAGCGCGCCGCGTGCCGCATCCTCCTCCAGCGGGCCGACTGGGACGGGGCGGACCTGGCCTTCACCCTCTGCCGCCTCTGAGTGTTTGCCCTTCCCCCGGTGGCCCATTCCCGACCCTCATTGCAATCATCACCATGTTCTTTGTGGGCACATCCGGCGGCCCCGGCCGCGGACTGCTGGCCGCCCTGCTCCTCACCGGGGTGATCCTGCTGGGGGTATTCCTCACCTTCGGGGTATCCCGCCTCCTGTCAGGCACCCTTCTCCGCGGCGTGCCCTCCTCCTTCACCCTGGAGCTGCCCCCCTACCGGCGGCCCCGTATCGGGCAGGTGGTGGTGCGCTCGGTACTGGACCGCACCCTCTTTGTCCTGGGCCGGGCGGCGGCGGTGGCCGCCCCGGCAGGCCTGCTGATCTGGCTGTGCGCCAACGTGCAGGTGGGGGGCGACAGCATCCTCAACTGGTGCACCGGCTTCCTCGACCCCTTCGCCCGCCTGCTGGGCCTGGACGGGGTGATCCTCATGGCCTTCCTGCTGGGCTTCCCGGCCAACGAGATCGTGATTCCCATCATCATCATGGCCTACCTCTCCACCGGGAGCCTGCTGGAGTTCGACAGCCTGGACGCCCTGCGGCAGCTCCTGGTGGACCATGGCTGGACCTGGCTGACGGCGGTGTGCACCATGCTCTTTTCCCTGATGCACTGGCCCTGCTCCACCACCTGCCTGACCATCGGCAAGGAGACGAAAAGCGCCAAGTGGACCCTGCTCTCCATCGCCATCCCCACCGGCATCGGCATGGCGGTCTGCTTCCTGGTGGCCTCCGCCGCCCGCCTGCTGGGCCTGGCATGAGGGTTAAGGAAATTTTAACTGTACACCGGTGGAAAAGGATGCTATTCTAAAAAAGATGCTTGACCTTCCACTTCGTGGAAGGTGTATGGTTCTCTTGGAACCAAGCAAAAAGGAGGAATTGGACATGAAACAAATCGGTTCCCTGCTCACCGCCGGGGCCCTGGCCCTCTCCCTGGTCACGCTGCCCGCCGGCGCGGCGGAGGCCGCACCGGCGCTGGAGGAGACCGCCCAGGCCGCCGCCCAGGCCGCCCTGACGGCCGGCGGGGCCCAGAGCATCCAGTACGCCCTGTGGCAGGATGGGGAGATCATCCTCACCGGCCACGCGGGAAATTATTCCCGCACGGAGAACCGCGCCCTCACCGATGACATTCTGTACGGCGTTGGCTCGGTGAGCAAGACCTACACCGCCGCCGCCGTCCTCAAGCTGGTAGACGAGGGGAAGGTGGAGCTGGACGCCCCGGTGACCGCCTACCTGCCGGACTTCACCATGGCCGACGGGCGCTATACGGATATCACCGTGCGCATGCTCCTCAACCACTCGTCGGGCCTGCCCGGCTCCACCATCGCCAACGGCTTCCTGCTCAACGACCCGGACACCCTGGCGGCCGACACCCTGCTGGAGGAGCTGTCCAGCCAGACCCTCAAGGCCGATCCCGGCGCGTTCAGCGTCTACTGCAACGACGGCTTCACCCTGGCCGAGCCGGTGGTGGAGGCGGTCAGCGGTATGGACTTTGACGACTACGTGCGCCAGGCCATTCTGGAGCCCGCCGGGCTGGAGGACACCTGGTTCCCCGGCGAGGACTTCGACCAGAGCCTGCTGGCCAAGACCTACTACGGGGCGGACGAGACCCGCGCCCTCCCCGCCGAGACCGTGGGCGTCCACGGCACCGGCGGCATCTACGCCACCGCCTCCGATCTGGCCGCCTTCGGCGGAGCGGTGTTCTGTGAGGACGGGATTCTCAGCGCGGACGCCATTGCCGCCTCCATGGCCGACGAGTACGCCCGGGGCATTTGGCCGGAGGACACCGAGGATGTGGTCTCCTACGGCCTGGGCTGGGACAGCGTCCACTGGTACCCCTTTGCCTACAGCGGCATTCAGGCCGTGACCAAGGGGGGCGACACCATCCTCTACCACGCCGGGCTGGTGGTCATCCCCGAGTATGATATGGCCGCGGCGGTGCTCTCCTCCGGCGGCGTCAGCACCTACAACGAGATGGCGGCCAGCCAGATGCTCATTGCCGCCCTGGCCGAGCAGGGGGTTGCGGTGGATCAGACGCCCCACACCCTTCCCGCCGCCGAGCGGGCGGAGATGCCCGCCGAGCTGATGGACTACGCCGGGCTGTACGGCGACTCCACCTCGGCGGTTATGCTCACCGTGACCGCCGACGGCGTCCTCTCCACCGGCAACGCGCCCCTGTACTACTACAGCGACGGCTCCTTCCGGGACGAGAACCAGATGGTGATGCTCAAATTCGTGGAGGAGGACAACGGCCAGACCTACCTCTGGCAGAAGGCCTACTCCTCCATCCCCGGCCTGGGGGAGCAGCCCAGTTCGTCTTACATTTACATGAAGCTCCCCGACAACCCGGTGCCCCCGGAGGCTCAGTCCGCCTGGGATGCCCGCAGCGGCAAGCTCTACCTGGCCCTGAACATGAAGTATACCAACATCCAGTACCCCCTGGCCCTGCCGGTCGCCGCCGTGGCTACCGACCCGGTGAACATGCCCGGCTATATGGTCTTTGACCGCATCCTGGACGCCGACCGCGCCGAGGGCGTGGCCCAGATCCCTGGGCTTTACGGCCGGGACTGGCAGAATATCACCATGACGGAGCGAAACGGTGTGGAGTACCTCTCTACCTGCGGAGGGCTCTATATGGACTCCGCCGCAGCCGAGCCCCTCTTCGGCGGTGCCTCCTCCTGGTCCACCATTCAGGCCGACGGCTATGCCCGCTGGTATCAGGTGGGTTCTGCGGCGGGCAAGACCATGACCGTCCAGGTGCCGGAGCACGGCGGCTTCGCCGTCTATGACGCTGCCGGCCTGCCCGTGGCCGCTTCCTGGGCCTGGGGCGACACCTCCGCCGTCCTGCCGGAGGGCGGCTGGGTGGTCTTTTCCGGCACTCCCGGCGCCCGGTTCGTGCTGAGCCTGACCGCTGACGAAGAAAAGTAAAAATTTCTCTTTACAAACGGCGCAAAGATTGCTATAATAATCTGGCACGTTGATGATCACGTGTCAGACGCGCCCGTAGCGCAATTGGATAGAGCGTCAGATTCCGGTTCTGAAGGCTGGGGGTTCGAGTCCCTTCGGGCGTACCAAAACAAAAAGTCAGGAAATGCTTGTTACATCAAGTGTTTCCTGACTTTTTTATTCCCTACATCAGAAGCATAGAAAACATAAAATAGCATATTCAGGCACATAAGGTGGTGGAAATGGTGGTGGAAATTCCACCGGTGACCTGTGCAAATTGAAATGAATAGTGATACACTTTGGCCGTCAATGCCTTCAGGTCATAAAAAAGGCAGAGGCAACAGCCTCTGCCCTCTCTTTAAGCCCTCACAATGTACTCATAGTAGCGGGCCAGCTTGTCCTCCGGTGCGTCCTTGTCACAGAGGAACGATTTTGCCATGTCGGCATAGAAATCAATCTTATCACCGACACCGTGTTTCTTGGCTACCTTAACGTAGTCACTATAGACCATGTTGAGGGCCGCCCAGAACTGGACAGGGTCGCACTCAATCCCACGCTGGGCCATGACCTGTTTGGCCTGCTCCAGCGTCCAGTGAGCGCCACGGGTGCCATCCTCGTTGTCCATATTCTTAGACCATTCATCGGCCATCTCCTTCGTGAAAGGGATATAGCCGGAAGCAGCCCCATAACCTGTCATGCGTTCTCCACCTTTTCTGTACGCCATCTCGTCCATGCGGTAGTCATGGTCAAACTCTCTCGGAGTTCTCATTTCTCCTTCTCCAGAGATAGCGAATCCGATTTTGTTCATTGGCCGATTCATCTCCCGTCGCTCTGTGTATGCGCTCCCATCCTCCCGATAGACCGGTGGGACGTAGGGGTAGCCGTAGTGAGACTGAGGGCCGTACATCCGGTCATCCCAGTAGCGGCTATCTACCCACATGCCACCATCGTTGCGTGGGGCAAAGCGCCCATCAGAGTAGCGACGATAGCCCCGATCCTCCGGCTCCATCATCTCAGAGCGCGGTGCATAACGGCCATTGTCGTAGTGTTCCCGGCCACGGCGGTCGCGCAATTTGTCCTCGGGCTCCCGGTCATAACGGCGGTCATCCTTGCGTCCGCCGGACATGAGCATCATCCGAGTAGATCGTTTCATTTTGACCCCTCCTTACGCCGTAGGGGCGGGTGCAGCACCGCCGTCAATACTGGCAAGATTGTTGCTGGGAGAGCAGCAGGGCTGCCCCAACATGCGGAACGAGCCGCCGGTGGGAGTAGTCACCACACAGACGGAGTAGCGGGTACGGGTACGGATTCCACAGGCAGTCACCTGCGCGCAGTTACGCTTGGTAAGGGGATATAGCTCTGTCCCCGTACCAATAGTAATGTACACAGGTGCATTGATGGTAGTTGTGGCCGGGATGGACTGAGCTACCACAATGCAATACTTCCCGCCGTTGTTGTAGGCGCCGGCAGGCAGATTGATTTCAAGATTCCCTCCAGTAAAGGTGACCGCCTGGCTTAGCACCAGGTTGTCGCACAGACGGCAAACAGGCTTACAAGACATAAAATACCTCCAGAAATCAGGGGCGGCAGACATTTAGCCCGCCGCCCCGAAATAGTCACGGCAGAGCCGGAAATTTAAAGTGGTCGATTTCGACCAGTTTAGCAGCCACAGCCGCAGCCGCTGCTGTAGGTCCCGCAATAGGGATAGGGGGCGGGCACTTGGTAAGCGGGTACGGGCATGGGGTTGATGCGCCGAATCAGCTCAGAGGTCTGAGCGTCAGACATGGCAGCAAGATAAGAGTTCTGTGCGGTCTGGCTGGCCTGGAACTTCAACGCCTGATTCTCAGACTGGAGGGAGGCGATCTTATCCTGAGTCAAGAAATTCAGGATTTCACGAGTACCAGCGTTCTGGCTGTCAATGATATCTCGTGTGCTATTCTGGATGGTATTCTGGATGGCGCAGGTGTTGGTCGCCATGTTGTAGTTCACGCCGTCGATAGCGCGCTGGGTCTGGCAGCAGCAGTCCTGTGCCTGAGCGGCCATGTTGCACATCTGAGACTGGACGCCGTTGAAGCCCTGGAGAAGTGCCACATTGGTGTTGTTGAAGCCGCTGGTGATGCTGTTATTCAGCGCATAGGTGCTGTCACAGATGCCCTGCTGGATAGCAGAGATGCCGCGCTCAACGCCATTGAACGCAATGGCCTCGTTCACATCGGCACGGGTGGCTAGGCCCTCGAGGCCGGGATCGGTGCTGGCACCGCCACCGCCGAAACCACCGAAGCCGCCGCGGCCCCAGCCAAAAATCATGGCGAAGATGATGATAGCCCACCAGCCATCGCCACCCCAAAAGCCGCCATTGTTACAGTTGCCGCCGTTGGAGTCGGAGCCAAGAGCATAGCCAGTCGCAAAATCGTTATCCATTGTATATACTCCTTTGTCAGTTATTACATCGGGGCCGTACGCTCCCCGGATGTTTCCAAAGAGCGGTTTTTATCAAGACCCGAAAACTGATAAAGAGTGCTCTATTTTATTTCATGGGTATACCTAGTTGTCGTGCAATTTCCTCAACGGAGGTTCCCCTCTGTTTCGCCATGTTTTCTGCTGTTTGGCGAAGCTGCTGCGGGTTTTTCCCCTGAATGAGCCGCATAGCTTGGGCAGCCTGTGGATTCTGGCCAGCCATCTGTTGGAGCATTTGCATGGGATTCCCGCCGTTCCGCGCCATCTGGAGCATGGCCATCATGGGATTATTCATCGGAGGCATCATTCTTTTTCCCTGCCTTTCCGCCGGACGTGGGCTTTTTCAGCCGTTCTATCTCGTCTTTCAAATTGTTGATGGTGTCCTTCATGTCCATAAATTCATCCAGTGGTGCAAAAGCAGGGGCCGGGTTCTCTACCTGCTGTTCTTTTGCCTGCTGTTGACCATGGAACTCAAACACATCAGCCGAACCGCTGTTGGTATTGAATCGTTTCATGTAGATTACATTGTGAGCGAGGTCGGGGAAAAACATGGGAGCACCCATAAAATCCACCGGAACACCCAACGCTTCCTCTCTGGATGCCACAGGACGGCAGAAAAAAGCGGGCTGTGTGTTTACATTACTCTGTGGCTGAATGGTCTGTGAGGGTTGCTGAGTAGGTTGCTGGGGCTGATATACTTGTGGAGCCGGAGCAAACGGGGTAACAGGATTGTAGGCCCCATAAGCCGGGTATGTGTAATTAGGAAACGCCATACTGACGTGCCTCCCTCCCCGCTTCCAATGCGGTCACGTAATCCTCCAGCCCCTCGTCATCTCCCTGCGCCATGTACCACATCGCTGTTTCGGCAGCACAATCGCGGGACATGCCGGCGGCTACCATCCTCTCGATTAGAGTCATATCCAACACGTCCTTGTCCATAAAATAAGGAGTCCGTGAGGAGGGCGGCGACGTGTACCAACCCTGTATCCTCACGTCCTCCATGTCTATATTGTCGCATAAAATAACCCCGCATGGGGGGTGTCCATGCGGGGGTTGTGGGGGGATTATGTGGATTGATGGTAGTTTTGCGATTTTCGGCATTTTTACGTGTTTACTTTTTGATACATGAGAATATAATAGTGTCAGAAAGGAGGCGCACCGATATGGGTACTGTATTTGACACAGCAAAATATATTTTAGAGCAGCGCGGAAAGATGTCTACCATGAAATTGCAAAAGTTATGCTACTACACACAAGCGTGGTCTTTAGTTTGGGATGATGCGCCCCTCTTTGATGAGGACTTTGAAGCGTGGGCCAACGGGCCTGTGTGCCCTGCCCTTTTCTATCACAGCCAAGGGAAGTTTTCGGTCTCTGCCGATGAGATGAAGGGCAACAGTGAAAATCTGAGCGGTGGGCAAAAGGACACCATTAATAAAGTTCTGGAATACTATGGAGAGAAAAATGCCCAGTGGCTCAGCCAGCTCACACACATGGAAGGCCCATGGCAAGATGCCAGACGTGGATTCCCCGCTGGAGCCCTGTGTAACACTCCTATCACAAAGGAAAGTATGGCAATGTATTATGGCGGGCTCTAAGCGCGTTAAATGTGGTGGCACTCCGAAATCGGAAGTCAGACAAGGCGGGGTGCCGTTACCCGGCATCAAGCTGGGCGGAGACCCGGACAGCATTATGAAGGAGCATCCATCTTGGCGGCTGGCATCTTGCGATATGGAGCAAAATATTAGATGGTCTTTTCATGAGCCACGTCTCTCTCATGAGTTCTGGACTACGATTTTCCCAAAATTGCAAGACTTCGAGCGCATGACTTGGAGCGACATTTTTATTTCAGCAAAAAAACAGAACCATGCGATCGACGTTGCATCGCTCAATAAGCCAGCCAGAGATAGATTTTCAGAGCTATGTATCGAAGCGGAGTCTATTCACTCACTCAGACTTGGAGGGACGATCAGGCTGTACGGATTCTTGACGGGCCCGATCTACAACATTCTATGGTATGACGATGACCATGGAGATAACAGCACATGCGTATGTCGATCAGTAAAAAAGCATACATAAAAATAAGGGAGCTGGGATTAATCCCCGGCTCCCTTTTTCGTATAGAGCTGCTTTGCTACAGCCTCAACCCTTTGGAATATGTATTTCTCGTGGTCGCTAACTGTGCTTCGATCCCAACCCAGCTCCGCCGCAACATCAATCTGTCCCCACTTATCAATGATGCGCCGCTTGGCGATCAATTCATCGTCGCGGTGTAGGGCCGCTTCGTGGATAGCCGCTTCCAGCTCAGAGCGCAAGAGCTCATCCAATGGTTCTGGCAACTTCACTCTTGCGCTCATTCAGTCACGTCCTTTCGCCCTCCGGCGGTTCTGTGGGCAGTTGCTTCAAGGCCTCTACCAGCTTCGTCGCCATGCCATTTCCGCCCAATGCCTTATATGCGTTATACATATCCAGCACGTTTTCTATACCATAGATCGGGATATGTCCTTGCTCAGTATAATGGTTGTACTCGGCAATGATTTCGCGCCTGAGGAGGGCCTGCACGCCCTGCATGAGCGCGTCGCTCTTTTGGTTATCTGCCTTGACACGTTTCCGTTCCCGCGCGGCGACCGCCTCAATGATTGCCACCAGGACGACCGCCGCGCCGGAAATCAGTGGGCCTACCCACTCCATGGGCATCAGCCCTCCTTAGTCAACTGCTTATAGACCTGATTGATACCAGTGGCCGCAAGACCGGAGACGATGCCAACAGCGGCGGCTGTTAGGTAATCGCTGGCCGGGAACTCGGGCATAATAAACATGCCGAGGATGCCAAGCACCGCGCCAAACACACCGCAGATAATGGGAATCCACTTATTGTCCAGGCCGGTGGCTTTGACGACCTGCCCGACGAGGAAGCAGATCACAGTGATAACCGCTACTCCGGTGATACCCAAAGAAGAAATGTCCATGATATGTACCTCCATCAAATCAGATTCAACCGATCCAGCACGACGGCCAGCTCCTGCCGGGTCATATTATCGCGGGGCCGGGTGCCGTCCAGAACTCCCTTGTCTTTGGCCTTCTGCCACGCCTCAGAGGCCCATTTGTCCGGGGTGTACTCCGCGTTGTCCTCCCCCTGTTCGGCTTGCCACACCACGCCCAGGAACTCACAGATGCCCTTTGCGGTGGCTTCGGCCAGCTTGTCCCGGTACTTGCTATCCTTGAGATACTCCGTGTCCGTCTTGTTGGTGTGGAAGCCGTACTCAATGAGTGCGGCGGGGGCGTCCGTCTTGGCGAGCACGGTATACATCTCATGCTTGATAGGTTCACTTCTCAGGGAGACCCCGGCGGCGTGGAACGCGTTGACCAGCTTGGAGGCCAGAACATTGCGCTGCGCCGTCATAGGCCCTGCGCTGGTGTAGATCTCCAGCCCGGACGCGCTCGACCATCCGCCCTCCCCGGCGGCGTTGGTGTGGATGCTCACAAAGCAATCCGGCTTTGCCTTATTGCTGATGTTGGCCCTCTCCGTCAGGCTGGGGTAGTTGTCCGCCGTCTTGGTGAGCACCACGCCCACCCCCTGGGCCTCCAGCAACGGCTTGATACGCTGTGCAATATCCCAGGTAAACTCCCACTCCTTGTATGTACCGTCCGGGGATCCGTTGACGTTGCCCGGCCCGTGTCCGGGGTCAAGGCATACAGTATGCTTGCTCATAGGCTTGTCCTCCTCTTCCGGCGGCTTCTGGCCGCCCTGTTTGAGCCAGACACAAATCCAGTTGTGCACCTTGCGGCTGGCGGTAATGCGCTCTCCGCCAAAGTCACACTGGCTGGAGCCGCCCCCGTCCAGCATGACGGCGGAGGACCAGCTCAGCCCGGCCAGCTCGTCCCGCAGAGTCTCTGGCGTGGCTGTATCCCTGGTACCGTTGCCGGAGCAGTAAAGGGCCAGACTGCCACCGCGCAGGCCGATGACGCTGCGCCCCCGCTTGCCCCCCTGGGCCGAGCCATAGGAGGGCTTATCCACCGGCTTGCCGGAGGCAATGAGGGCAGTAACCGCGATAAAGTTGGCCGCTCCCTCGTACTCGGAGGTCATGCGGATGTCCGGGCCCTTGTCCCAGGCGTAGCCCATTGTCCTCCATGGTGTGCCGGAGCGCATTACCCCACCCACCTTGAGCAGCGGGCAGGCCGAGCCATCTGGGTTCCACATGCCGCCATTCAACACATAGTGGGCACCAGTCTCTGACTTGACCTGGGAAAGTGTCTTGCGGCAGTTGGTGATCCGCAGCTCCATACGCTCCACGGACGAGAGCGGGATGTATGTAATGAGCTTACTCATTTGATTCACATCCTTTTATCCAGCGATCCCGCTGTTGATTACTGTTCCGGGGCCAGTAGTCCGGCCAGCTCCTGGTACTCCTCCGGGGTGAGCCGGTCGGCGGCGAGATAGACATCCATCTTGTCCTGGAGCCCGTCGGTTCGGTTCTTCTGGATGAGCAGCTTGCAAAGGTTGTATACGGTTGTCATGGCGTCTCCTTTCTCATGTGGCAGCGGTGAGTTCCAGCATGCACAGCCGCGCCTCGTGCTCGGACAGCATGTCCAGAGTGATGTCCTCCGCCCTGGGCCCAGGCTCTGGTATCGCCGCCCGGTCGGCCTCAATTTCTTCCTTGGTGCGCTCTACTGCCTTGCCATCCTCCAGCTTGTACCGGGGGATGCCGTCCTCGGTGTAAATGGGCCGCGAGAAGTAGTTCCCTTGGGCGTGGTGGTATTTGTCTCCGTAACCTCGGTCAATCTCCGTGCCCCAATCCCCGCTCACAAAGGCGGAGGAATTGACGGCGGTGATGCGGTTATGTCTATCGGTTTGGACATAAACAATATAGTTTAGGTCAGGTGTCATTTCGGCCATAATGTACTCCCTTATAGTTCCGCGGAATTATAATATAGGGTTTGTGCGTTGATTTGGAGTTGACCTTGCGTCGGGTCAATGCGCATTGTCGGGCGGCAATCCACTGCTTTAGCTGGTCGTTTATCGGCCGCACTGTAAAGTTGAAAATACCTCTGGCATTTCGCTAGCTCCTCGGCATAATCCGGCGTCTCGAAGAGCTGCCAGTTGCCTCCCTCGTCCTTGTAGGCGAGGGTTTGTGAGGAGCCAAGTTCGAGTTTTGCAGCGATTGGAATTATACTTGCATTACTTTTCAGGGAAAAAGCAAAGAGGTCAATATCACTTTGCCAGTTGCGAGTATAGTCTAACGAGGCATTAGAGGAGATGGGAACCGTTATAAATTCTGAATCCCCATTATTGCTGAGTATAGATGTTGTTGATACAAAACTGCCATCACTAAACAACGCAGAAATTGTGACAGGCAGATTTGGTATATTAGGAAGTCTGGCGCTCTCAATACTCTCTCCGAAATCGAAATCACCCGAAAGATTTATGCCATTAGGAGTAAGCGTTGCCGATCCAGATACATACCTATAAATTCTCCATCTGTCTATCAGATTATTTGACGCATTAACAGATGTGATGGCTCTCTGGTTAATGGGAAACTGCCCGCCGCCCTGCTGGGAGCCGCCGCCCACGAAGTACCAGTTGTCCAGCAGGTTCCGGCGGGTGCTGGAGCCCAACAAGGCATCGATCTCCTCACCGCTGTATTTGCTGGTGTAGTACCCGGCCGGTTCTTCTGCCGCTTCTCTGGCTAATAATTTCCGCTCAAGTGCCGCTACACGCTCCTCCAGAGTCAGTTCCATTTTCTCACCTCACACAATTAGCCGACGGCCAAGCCGATCCAAAAACATTTTCCTATTTTTGTCTTTCATTTGTCCTGATAGGATCTCTTTAGGCACACCATAATACAGGATAATTCCACCCGGCCCTCCGGTTCCGCCAGCACCACCAGCGCCGCCCTTTCCTGGAGTCCCATTGGAAAGAGACGTGGAAATATTGCACCCCGCGCTGGGCCATGAATTTTTGTTGAGTCTTACGATGTAGCTTCCGCCTCCGGAACCTCCGCCGCCTCCGCCTCCATGTCCTCCATCCCCGCCGTCTCCAATGTTTCCTTTTGCCGCTGGTGGCGGTGGAGTAGCGCCGTTCCCTCCTGGGCCGGGCGTTATAGAGAGCGAGCCGTTAAATGTTTTTTCTTCTTCAAAATTAAGCCCAGTATCCACATCAGCACGCGCGGAGCCCGATCCGCCTGGGCCACCATTTGCACCTACCGCAGCGCCACCCCCCAGTCCTCCGTAGCTATTCCCGTCTACTGATACCGCATAAACCGAACTATTATCAAAATAGCCGCGTTTTGATGCACTCCGGTCATTCCCTTTTGCACCTGGGATAAAATCGTCAATTTTGTCACCTTCGATTATCTCCCAAGACGCTTCTCCAGTTCCACCGCTTCCCCGGCCTCCTGCCCGTCCGGGAATGCCGTTCTTGGCATACACTACTCCGGATATCTGCTCGGTGTATCCAGATTCAATCGGTGCTCCGGAAGTGGATGTATGCTCACCGAATGTGGTTGCCGTGCCTTCCGCATCTGACCCACCACCAGTCCCGGATTGGAAGGAAAAGACCTGACCCGGCGTTACATCCAGATTGACCTCATAGATGTCACCGCCGAGGCCGCCTTCTCCCCCTTCGCCACCGTCCCCTCCAGAGCCCGGTGACATATTTCCAGAATCATAATAGAGGGAACTCCCGGAGAACCGTTTTCCGGAGCTCCCATTTTCGCCAGATTTGCCCGGCTTCCCGCCCCGGCCGCCGCCGATCAGTACGGCTCTGACATTGGTCACGCCATCCGGGACGGTCCATTGTCCGCTGCCTGTCAGTATTTCAACCTGATCAAACAGGACCGTCTCTTCATATTGAGGCGGCTTGTAACCTACTACACCAGATTCAGCAGCCCGCAGGATTCCGCTCATTGCCAAGTCTACCGAGGCCAGAAACACCTCCGCCGTGCCCCCATATGGGTGAGCTGTACGCACCACGTCCCCAGGCTGTTCTCCGCTCCAAACTGCATCCTGCTGGATGGTTTCCTGGTGGGCATAATATTCCGCCAAGCGTTCTGCTACGCCTACTGAGTTGACCAGAGACACCAGATATGCCTCTTTGACTGTAACATCGTCACCCTCGCCATTTGCCGCCACTGGCTGGGTGATGTCCCGCATGTGGTGGAGGTAGGGGATTCCGGTGAGGGTGCCTGTACCGGCGGATACTTTAGCGTAATTGCAGTTACTCTCCAGGATGGTAAACCCATTGGCCTTGAGGTCGTGCACTGGCTCGTCAAACCGTACAATATCGCCCTGGTTCAATGCGCCAGTGAATAGTTCCTTGCTCTCTGTTCCAAGTTCCCATCGGTGCTCCGTTACAATGACACGGGATACTGGCGTTCCATAGTTCACGGAGCCGTCAACAAAGCACTTATCCTGGCCTCTGACCCATCCTACACCACTATACAGTGACGTAATGCGCAGCACACCGTTGGCGAGGGTGCGAAGATAGGCTCCGATGGCAAAGAGCACTTGCGCTAAGTTGTCTCGCGCCGTGGCAATGGGCAGCCATCCGTATAACTTGTGGCCCTGGAAAATGGTTTTTATTTCTACTGTTACTCCGGTACTTGATACGATGTCAGACACCACTTCCGCCACCGTATGGCCGGTGTAGAGCCCGCCATAGTGAGTCTTGCCCATAAGGAGGCCCATTGCGGATATTGCGCTGAAACGGTAGGTATACCTACCTATGCGCGCCACTTCTTGCACATAAAACGTACCAATCAGTTTACCTTTGTGTTCGTATACCATTTTGTCGTTGCGCACGTATTGGGTCAGGCTGGTGTCCTCACTGTCCACTTCAAACTCCAGAGTATTGGCCGCAAGGGAATCCGACAGAGCAGAGGTCTCCAGCAGGCAGTCGCCAGTAGTGAGGCGGTAAGCCGCGTCCAGGTCGTCCGAAAACTCCTTGCCTGCATATGTAATGCGGTTCCTCACATGCTCACCTCATTCCGGGATTCGTTGCGGCTCTATGGCGGTAAATTCTACCGTTAATCCTGTCCAGCGGGTCACCCCGCCCACTTTGTCCTTTTTGGTGTGCCGACCGGAGGTCACCATAGCCTCGAAGGTCATGGTGGTCTGCCCATCTGGTAGTGTAATGGTATGGCTATCCACCGGGGCGGATATGGCCCTGAAAAAGGCGTCGTAGTCGGCCCTGTACCCTGGGTCTGGTTCAACCTCCATAGAATAGTCATAGTAGGTGCCCACCACGTCCCGGATCTCCCGGCCAGACATAGCTCTTCCTGCGTTATCCCCGTCCTCCACGCGGAAAGACTGCTCCAGAGTGCCCAGCCGTACCCTTACTTGGTAGGTCACCCCGTCCATGATGATGGACATGCTTACACCTCCGTCAGCTTCACACCCTGCCGCTTGGACTCATCATCCAGGGAAAGCTTAAACTCTCGCATAAAGCCTCCGCCCTTGTGCAGATACAAGTGGATGTCCTGTGTGCTCCTAGCGCCGCCTCGCTCGGCAAATGCGTCCCCAGCCGCCCGTTTGATTTCCGAGTAGGGTGCCACAATCTCGGTCTCGCGTTTGTTGTCACCCAGCACCGCCAAGAACGGGTCGTTGGGCGGCACTACGCCACCGCTAGCTAAACCAGGTATATCTCCATAAGCAGAAGAACGTCCACCGGAAGCTGCAACTTTCTGGAGATCTTGCGATGCTTGATTTGCCCGTTTTGTTGCGGAGTTAATTGAGAGCATAATCGCAGCAATACCTGTCGCAATGGCCGCTGCTGCAATGCCAAGTGTAAGCGCTGACTGGAATGCACCCACAGCAATAGCCGCAGCAATAGCCGCCGACGCTACTAATCCAAGAATTGAAATAACCTTTTCAGCTCCAGACATGCTATCCCATACTGACGCTATCTTGGCCGCCAATGCGACAAAGACTCCTATAGCGACCACTACAATAGCCAGTTTCCCTCCGAGGCCACCCGTAATCGTGCTTAGTTTGGATAATACACCTGAGACCGTTTCAACTACTCCGGCCACTGGGCTGATCGCCGCCAGCAGCAACGCAATCCCAACAATTACTTTTTGAGTTCCGCTATCCAATCCGTTAAACCAATCCAAGAACTGTGTCGCCAGTTCCGTTAATTGAGTCACAAGTGGCTGCACACTTTCGGCCAGTTCTGCAATGGACGTTTGTAATTTCAGACTGGCTTCTCTATTCTGGACCAAACCCTCGTTGTTTTGACGCCATCCTTCATATGCTCCACGCAGAGGGCCATCTACAAGCACAGACAGAGCCAGCTTCTGTTGATCTAATTCTGTGTTGCAGAGGGCCAGATTTGTAGAGAAGTTTTCCGCGCCATATCCAAGACGGTCCAACAGCTCGCCAAATTGTCCTGTGGCCGAACCTGTGGCAAGTGTTTCTTGCAGGCTGTCCGCCAAACTCTCAATCTTTAGGGTGTCGGGAAATGTTGCCGCAGCATTGGCGAGCCCCTCAACTGCGATTTGCAGATTGCTCTCAGTAAATCCCGCCTGGAGTAAGTTGGATACGGCTTCGATACTGCTATCAGTTTCACCAGATACAGTATTGAAATCCATAAATGCTTGGCGTGCCGCGTCAATACCTACCCCCGCCTGACGAGCGTTGTTGTCTAGGAGCGAGAGGTCAGCGCGGAACTCCTCTGTTGCAGGAACCGTAGCCAATACGGCCGCTCCTATCCCTCCGATCGTTGCCGTTACTGGTGCGAAGGCATCTTTAATCTTTCCAGCCTTTTGAGACACATTTTCAGCCTTCCTGCCGAACTCGTCCATCCCGCTGGCACAATTACCGAAAGCTTTTTGTGTGTCCTTCAATTCTCGTTCTGTTTCCGCTAACTCGCGCTGGAGGGCATCATACTGGCCTCGGTCTATCTTTGCTCCAGCAAACTCTTTATCTAGTTTTTTGACCGCTTGCTGGAGTTCTTGATATCTCTTGCGGGTTTCCTCCAATTTTTGGTTGAAGGCATCATACTGGTCGGTAGAAATCTGCCCAGCCTCTAATTTGGCATTCATGGCGGCGGCATTTGCCTCCATGCCCTTCATTGAGGCTGCTACTGCATCCAGTTCCGCTTTGAGCGGTTCGTATTTTTCTTGGTATGCCTGTCCCCTTTGGAGCGCGGCGTCGGCACTCTGTGCCGCTTGTCGCAATGTCTCCAACTTCTGTGCCGTGCTTTCTGTTGCCTGCGCAAGTAGCTGCTGCTTCTGTGCCAACAGCTCTGTGTTCCCAGGGTCAAGTTTAAGCAGTCGCTCCACATCTTTCAGTGATTTTTGCGTGGCAGAGAGCTGCTTATTAGTGCCAGCCAGAGCCTTGTCCAGTTTTGTAGTATCGCCGCCAATCTCTACGGTGATGCCCTTAATTCGGTTGCGCGCCATGCTGACACCCCCCTAAAACCCGTCAAAATCCGCCTGCGTGGGCAAACGGTCATACTCGCAATCGTCGTTCCCCGCCTCAATCAGCATGTCGGTCACCATGCCGATGGTCAGCAGTTCTAGATCCCGGATCGGTATACCCAATTGTGCCGCTCGCAGCAAGAACAGGGCCGTGGTCATTTCCCGGTCTACTGGGTTCGTTTTTTTTTGCTTTCTCCGATGGATAGGTTATTAAGCTGCCAAAGCTCCAACAGCTGCGGGAATACCTCATAGATGGAGAAGGTGCCAAAGGTGTCCAGCCACTCCTCCACACTGTGCTCTTTCATATCCGGGTCTGCGTGGCGGGCCATTAAATAGGCCACATTCTCGAATACCTCCAGCATCTTCACTGGGATGGGCTGATCCCCACTCTCTGATTTCTCTATGGCAGTCTGTAAATCACGCATGTCTTGCATGATGTCTCGGCCGAACTTGATACGGTAGAGTCGAGGGACGGCCGCCGTAGCTCGAAAAAGGATATCGCGCCCATCAATTTTGATTGTCTTTTCCATTGTTAAACTCCAACAGTAGCCTGCTGCCAGACCTTCTGATACCATGCGTTATACTTCTCGTCCGGCGTATCCGGGGTAGTCTTTGCCTTGATCACGCCACTGGAGAGCGGGGAGGCCGTGATAGTGATAGTCTCCGTGCTGGGTTCCTTGGTGTTGGTGGTGGTGGCACCGGTCAGGCTGGGCCGAGTAGCCGCGCAGTTGTAGAGCACATGACGGACAGCCTTCTGATCGCCAGAAAACTCAAAAAGAAGGGCGAAGGGCTTGGGCTCCGCAGATACGTTCTCCACCAGCACCTTGTCCGTTGTGTCCTCTTTTTCCTGCAAAACATCCTTGCGGAAACTGTCTGGAATCAAGGCAATCTCCAGGTCACCGCTATAGCCGTCGTTTGCCGCAGTGACATAGTAGGCCATATCGTCGGCGTAAAATGTGCTGGTATCGCCCTGGGCGTCCATGGACAGATTGACCGCACCTGGGATACGTACTGGAGTGCCGTATGTGACTTCTCCCTCTTCCTCAGTCAGCATGGCGTAATGCACATTTTTGAGACCAAACTTTACTTTATTAGCTTTATTGGCAGGCATAATCACACCTCGATTTCATAAGTAATCTGATAGATTTTCTCCTCGTCGATGTACTCCTCAGACTTCTCCCAGCACAACCCAGCCAAAACCGCTTCTACTCTGGCTTCGATTACCGGATCTTTTTTGCTGGTATAGAGCTCCACTTGATAGCGACCAGCGGAGAAATACATCCCATTATCCGCATAAAATTGGCTATCGTATGAGAACAGATAGCAGACAAAGGGCGGGGCCTGCCGGGTGCGGAAAGCCTGATAGGCTACCGGCAGCCCCGTTGAAGCTAAGCGCTGGGCTAATTCCTTCTGCGTCATTGCAGCGCCTCCTTCAATTTCTGCATCAATTCGCGTTCCACCGCCTGCTCAGCGGGCCGGATATGTGGAGTGCCATCCACCCGGCCACCTCCTACCTTTGCATGACCATTCTCCAGCAGGTGGGTAAGTTGTCCGTCAGTCGCATTGTAAACTCTGACCCTGATGCCGTCCGCCCCCTCATAGGCCACGGTAGAGCGCCAACCCTTCCTATACTTCCCTGTGCGCTTGGGGCTCCGGCGTTGTATATCCTTTTTGCAGTCCTCTCCAGCGGCCTTGACCACGCGCTTGACCTCATCCGTGACCTCTTCGCCATAGCTGGAGAGCTCCGCCCCGATAGCGTCTGCCAGAGCATCCAGCCGGATTCTAGCCATTGGCTGCACCAGCTTTCTCCTCCAGGTACAGCTCCACTTCGTCGGTATCCCGCTTTCGGTAGGTGCGATAGATGCGGTAGCGCACACCTTGTAGTTCGGCCTCCTGTTCACCGCTGTAATTGACTGCCGGGGTGATAAATACCAGAGCGGGCTTCATGCCCTCCCGGCCACCCTCGAACCATTCCGCACGGGTCACAGACTCCACGCGGCCGAACACCTCCGATCGAGTGCCGTCCCCCTCCACCTGCTCCAGCAAGTCGTTGGTCTGGATGTCCGCCCCAATCAAGACCAGCACATCATCCATCCGTCTCCCTCGCTTTCTGAGAAAACAGGCGGTTGTTAAGCGCCCACCGAAGCATACGCGGCATACCCGTTGTATCTTCCCGGCGTTTACGGTATAGATAAGCCGCATACATCTCCGTCAACATGCAATCTTCTTGATTGCACAGGTCAAGGTTTATCCCCTCGGTTGTAATCAGAGACTGCGCTGACCAGATTAGGTCTCGCAAATATTCATCCATTCGAGGCGTAGAAATTTGTAAGTCTACTTTGAGCATGCTCAAAATTCCTTCATAGGTCACTCTCTACCCCTCCACTCTTTGGGCTCGCTTTTTTACGTCCCCCGTACCCGCGAGCGCGGCCGGGGGGATTCAACCCCCCGCTGCGCCCGTCACGGTAACGGTATATACTCTTACTGCATTGCCCTGCTGCACGGTAACTGCAATCGTATTAGATGCGGATGCTGTCAGGGTAGCAGTGCCGCCATTGCGCAGGTTCTTCCCGTTTACAGCAATAGTTACTTTGGCGTCAGGCTGCACCGCTGTGGCCTCGACCTTTGCGCTGTTCTTGGCCGCGGTGCCGCCGGAATAGGTCAGCTTTGTGGGGTCAAACGACGGTGTCAGCGTCACGCCCTCAATCGCCAAGTCCTGGAGCTGTGCATCGTTGGCGGTATCTGCCGCGAAGGTCATTGCAGTAGTCACCGACTGATTGTTGATATTGATTGCCACAAATGCGCCTGGGATGATGGGCTGGCCGTCCGCTCTCTGCTTGCCCTTATATACCGTGTTGTCCTGGAGGAACTGAACCTCAGTAGACCGCTCAATCGTCATACCTGCGCGCATAGACAGGAGATACAGTTCGCCGTAGCCACCCACAATATCGCCATCAGGCATAAACTCCAGGATGTCGACATTGCCGTTGATAATGGGGAGGGTTCCTGCCAAATTGGCGACAATATCGCCGCTGGCCGTAAAGGTAATAAGCTTAGATCGCAGCTTTGCGTGTGTCTTACTGTTCATCGCCCAGAACTGTTCTCCACGGCTATAAGTTGTATATGTATTGCCGGTTGCCTCCATCAGCGCCGCCCAAAACTCAGCGCCGGTTACGCTATCGCCGCCGATCTTCTTGATATTGCTCTCGTGCAGATCCACCCATTCGGGCGCAGAGGCGGGATAATCACTGGGGCGGGCAGTTTGCGCCAGCCGGGTAACAATGCCGAGCGGCATACGGGACGCCGAGCCCTTGCCATAGAGGATCGCCTTGTCCATTGCCAATCCAATGCTCTCGGAAATCATCTCGACAATCCAGGAAGCGAGATTTACGTCGCTGTCCTCCAAAATCGAGTTGCACACCGCAATGTACCCAGCTACCTTATAGCCGTCTACAGTAATCTGGTTAAACCCGAAAGACAGCTCATTGATAGCTCCACACATTTCCGTCCAAACTGCCTCCGGGATAGTTCCGGCAATAGTTTGGCGCGCCTCTCCAGTTACATTGCGCACCCGTACCCGGTTGAGCAGTTTGGAATACCGGAACATGTTTTCTGCAATTAGCTCCAGGAACACGATAGGGATTGTCAGCTCAGTACCCGTGACAGCTCTGCTCTGGCCCTTAAGGCTACGCATCTGCTCCAGAAACGCCTTGGAATCCTCCTGCGCCAGAATCGCGGTACGCCTCTCTCCAGGCAGAGCATCAAAGGCCCGGCGGTTCATAGGCAGGGCACGAATGTTCATCATTTCCATGTTGGTATCACCTCTCACAGTTTCATTCTTTTTGCTTTTCTCCGGAGATTGAGGTTTGGGGGCCATTCGCTCGATCTCCTCCAGTTCGTTTTCCAGCCGCTCAATATCGGAGCTTAAGGTCTGCTTTTTCTCGTCGTGCTCTGCTTTCTCGCTTTCGTACTTCTCTACTTCGGCCTCCACTACAGCCTCTTGCTCAGCGTTTCCGGGCTCCACCTCGTTAATTGATGCCTCGAGCTCCGCCTCTCGCGTCTGGAACTCAGTATCCTTGGCCTCCAGCTCTGCCAGCTCTGCCTTTTTGGCGTCAATAGACCGCCGGAGCATTAGCACTTTTAACATTGTCTTCTCCTTTCAGCATGTCTTTAACTTTTCAAACATCGCTCTTTTCCACAGTTTTGTCCGTTTCCGCTTGACTTCCTCTAAATCATGCTTGCGGGCAGATACTGTAGTATCCTGATAGGCCGGGAACGTGCACGGTGAGATTTCGTATAGCGGGGATACCCGCTTAATCGTCCAGTGTACCGTTCCGTCTTCCCTGTACTCGGTTTCCTGATCTGCGATATCAAAACCAAAAGAACACCCGGTAATATCTCCCCGCCGGATTCTTGCGTAAGCGTTCATCGCGTCGCTATCATCCCGGTTAATCCTAATGCGTCCCCACAGCCCTCGGCTATCCTGATTAATTTCCATAGTCCCTGCGGAGGTGCGGCCCAGCACAAGATCCGTATTGTGGTTATACAGGGCCCGCACATCATCGCTCACACTGTCGTCAAATGCACCAGGAGCGATACTCTCAGTGGCTCCCGGCCAAAGCTCATAAACGGAATTAAATACAGCAAAATACCCCTCAATGTAGAGGTCTCCACCATCTTCTCTGGCCTCCATCTTGTCCATCGGGATATACCTATGTTCCATCTCCTTCACCTCCGTTCTGAACCAGTTTCCCCTGATCGCCCAGCCGGTCGGCTGGCAGATAATTTTCCAGCGCCAAAAGTTCATTCATTTCCGCGTCTGGCGGCAGATTGAGCCAGCCGCGCCATTCATTCCGCCGCAACGCCATCCGGTCAACCATTTCAGCACCTGCGGAAACCAACTCATTGATGCTGTAGGAATATAGACTCCAGGAGTTAAAGCGGAAAAACCATCCAGGCGAATACAGAAGTTTTTTCGTCATTTCCTGCTCGAGCGACCGAGCTAACGGCATGATAGTCGTGTTTACGAAGTTGTTCCATGCATCTCGGTTAAAGTCGCCTACTCCCAGCACAAATGGCGGGATACCCAACACTGCAGCCACAGTGCGCTTGTCCAGCGTAACCATCGCGTCCAACGCAAGGTCGGACAGCGTCAAAGGTTTTACCTGCTCAACCGAAAACTGATCCGCCGGGATTAACCACGGTTCTCCAGCTTCTCCGCTCATGGCGTAGCTTTCCAGCAGTTTTTTCCGCCCGCTCTGGCTGGAGAACTCGTCAGTCAAAGCATCCACCTTGACAATGATTGATGGTTTCCACTTGGATGCCATAAATCCTCTTTGCGTAGTCGAGGCTTGCTTTAGGTTATTAGCTACATCTGCCAGGGACACTCTATATCCGGTTCCGAACCACGGGAAACAGCTATCAGGATTGAGCACAAAATGGAGAACACTATCCGGCGTATACTCCTTCCCGCCTATGTTAACCTTGTAGCCCCACCCGTCCTGGATAAAAGAGGCCATAGACGGCGGTATGGGGTTTAGGTCTTGGATAATCCCATTTTTTGTGTCGGGCCATACAACTGCGTTGCCATTCCCCTCCAAATACAGAGTACGCACAATCCAATGGATAAATTGCTCCCTTGTAGTGTACCTATTAGGTGCTATGTCAATCTTTCTCGACAGTTCATTCCTAATTCGGATATCACCATTTTCTTGGTTTTCCATCAGGTGGATGGTCATAGACCCAATCAACCGGGCAATTGTATCTACTCCAGCTGCAATCTCTGGATTGTGTGACAATGACGTGTACCCCTGACAGGTCAGCGTATCAAACGCTTCACTTGAGCAAAGCCACGCGGCACCACGCTTCTTCGGGGGCTCGTCTCTTGCCTTTTGTCTTCTTTGCTTAATCTTCGCCAAACCAGTCCCTCGCTTTCTTTGCCCTCTCCAGGTTTTCCAGATACCGCACACACGCAAACACAGAAGCATCAAACAAATCTATTCGATGTTCTGGTTGTACTTTGTCATACTGGATCATGTCATCCGTTTTCTCCACTGCCAGCACATTTTCAACACAATACTCATACGCTTCGCTATGCAGATAATAGAGATTTCCGTCCTTCGCACTCTGTTCGATATGCCGGAAACCCTCTGATTTTTTGTAGTAATATTGGGGTTGGTCTATGATTTTAAATCCAGCAGACTTCATCCCAATGAAGTATTCTCGGCAAAACTTTCGGTCGTGGCCTATCTGTCGTATCTTGAACCCTTTCCGCCGCATGTCCACAAACCAGTTGACCACATCGGCGTGATTGACGGTAGGGCTGTTGCACAATGTCAACCATCCATCATCGGACCAGCCGAATAGTGGGATATTGTCCTGATCTGCTTTGATATGGGCCGCCACTACGGGGAAAAAGGCGTGGGTGATGATGATGTCTACGTCCTTGTATCGGCCGAACAAAGCTGCCGCTGTCAGATCGTGCAGTTTGGATAGGTCGGCTCCGCCATACCAATCAATGGGCAACTTCGCAAGTTGCTCTATCGTCCATCCATATTGCCTGTCGCTTTTCCTGAACTCGTCTATATCAAAATAAGCTTTAAGCGCATTTGTATAGACATTCAGGCTCTTAGCAAAGAAGTCTTTTCGCTGCTGGGGGTCGTTTTGTGCTTGCAATGCATCGTTAAGGATTTCATTTGGCCGTATGGTAATACCATATCCGGGATTGGCCATCTCATGAATCTGCGGGTCTGTGAAATCTACGCTCCCGTCCTTCACTCCCTCCGGCGCACAACACATAAAGATGAAATACTGCTCGTCTTTTACGGTGCTATCCAGCACTTTCCGGCAATACTTGAGTCGCTGCCCCAAAAATGCCTGCTCGTTGTCTCCGGCCGTAGATATGCCGATCAGCAGCTTATTGGTATAGGCCTTCATCGCCTCCTTGAACAGATTGTATTGCTTTGGCTGCTTGAAGGCATGAATTTCATCACAAATTGCGCAGGAAGCATTAAGAGAATCTTGCGCGTCTGGGTTGGAAGCCAAGGCCCGGATAAAAAAAGAGCCGTCCTCCAATTCTGATTCCATGCTGTGCTCGTTATTGTTGTCTATGATTTTGACGGTCCCGCCGTCCTTTTGGTTCTCTCCCATGCGGTTGATGTTGTACTTCAAAAAATTGAAGCTCTCAAGCGACTGCATTAGGGCGGCGGACGCTATGTAGGTCTTACTCCCGCTCTTACGGTAAAGCAGGGACAGTGCCCACGCCAACGCGGCGGCTAGTCCGGTCTTCCCGTTTTTTCGTGGGATATAAATCAGAGCCTCATGGAAACGGACGATATCGGTCCCCTTGAGCTTAAATCCCACCAGATTGTAGATTATAAATTTTTGATATGGTTCCAGCAGGAACAGGGTGCCGCGCAATGGCGTCCCGTCTAGCTTCTCACCCTGCTGGTGGCAAAGAGTTTTTTCAATAATCCCAATGCAAAACTCTGGGGCCTTCGGGTCCATCTGATAATCAGGGTTGTCCAAGTCCGCAAAAAAACGGTTTACCGTCTGTTTCAGCTCCTCACATGCAACTTTTCGTCCGTCCCGTATTGATTCGGCGTACTCCAGGACAGTGGGCCAGTTCTTAGCCTTCGATAGCTTGGAGGGCAGAGGCAAGTCCGCCAGCCTTCTTTTTCTTCGGGGCATCGCCCGTCATTTTTTTATAGCTACTCGGCGTCATCCCAAGTTCCCGCCAGTACGCCAAAGCGGACTTGTTAAGATCGTCCCATAGCACAAGCAATGGATTTTTGACGATGTTTGTTGCCCCTCCCTTATTTGTGTACTCCTTCACCGGCTGGCATCCCTCCGCTTGATACTGCTCATAAACCGCATCCCTCTGCTCCAGGATATCAGCTAATGTTGATACCACAGATTCGTATGCCTTCTCCTTCTGTCCCAAAGAGGAAAGTTGACGAGCTAATAAAGTTTTCCATTGCTTTCCCGTCATTGCGATCCCCCTTTGTCAAAATTAGGTTTAGAGTTGGAAAGAGTTCCCTTCACCGTTCCCCTGGGTGTGCTTTCATCAATCACTGACCGGGGGGGATACCCCTGGTGCTCCGGGCAGTGCCGTCCTTCGTTGTAATGCCTTTCCCTCGTCCGTCAATCTGTTTGTGTTCCTGTCGTGTAACATATTGTGCATCTTCCGCGAGAGTGATACTAAGTTCCACGCACAGTACGCATACTCTGGATACTCGTCTGCTGGATATATGTGATGCACTAGGTCTGCTGGTACACGCTTGCCATATCGCTTAGATAGCTGGCACATATAGCCATCGCGGCGCATAACTCTTTGAGAGAGCTCGCGCCATCTTTTGCTTTTGTAGTCCATGTAGCAGCGCACCCCCCTCGCTTCGTCAAACTCCCACTCCCTTTGAGGGCCAATATATTAACCCCGTAGGGGTTATATATATGGCCCTAAAGGGAGTACACCATCGCCGCCTACTGTCGAGCTCTGGCTCGGATACGGCCAGCCGTCACAGCCTGTTAAGCGATACACCCGTGTGGGTTGTCAACCAAGAAACATGTTGATAAAAAACTGCTGTCCTTTCCCCGTCACCTTCGGAGTCTTGTTTACTGTAACGTGCCCATCTGCATGTGTAATGCTGGTTTCCTTGATTTCAAACAGGCCCAATTCCATCGAGCGCTGTGTGGGCATGTTGTAATCCGTGCCCTCTCTGCGGATCAGATATCCGTTATTCCGCATCCAGTCAAAGAGGCGGTTCTGCCCAGTGTCCACCCCATTCTGCTTGAGGAGCTTTGCCAGCTCTCCAACCAGTATGGATGTATTGGAGGCAGCCACGGAGTCCGCAAATAGCACCTTCGGCCGGTTGGTCTCCTTCTCCGCCTCCAGCATCTTAATCTTTCGATCTGCTATCTGGAGCGCACGGGCCATTACCTTTTCCGGGCTATTCCAATCCTTTTCCAATTGGAGGAAATACTTCCGGGCAATCTTCCCCTTCTCGTTCCGCTGTAGCATGCAGATCTCCTTGGCCATATCGATAGAGACGGCGGCATCTTTCATGCTCTGAGGGCCGCCAGCGGGGTTATGGACAAAAATGTCCGTGACTGCGTAATCCTCATTTTCAGCGAATCCATATTCGCACATACGGGGAAACCACTTGTGGTACGGTGTTTCTACCTCTAGAAACTCGTGGAGTTCCCGCGCTGATACTGCTGGCTTTTCGCCGCTAAAGTCAACTTTGATTAGTTCGTTCATGTAGATACCACCCTTTCTGTTTTGCTTCCCACCTTTATGTTGACTCAGGGCAGGGGAGTAAGGTGGCACCTCCCTTTTCGGCCCGTCGGCCTAGCCCTGATCTTTTGTTTGAGAGGCGGCGGTGGAATATCCCGCCATGCGTTTCCTCTCGTTGGGGCCACCCCCGTCTCCTGCAACTGCGGGGCGGCAAATATTTTTCAAAATATGTATTGACAATATCATATTTTATGATATAATTAAGTCATAAAAAGTAAAAGGAACAATATAGGAGGTAAAGTCATGAAACACTATGAATATTGCGTTTGCAAAGACGGCTGGATGACGGGTGCTTATATGGACGACAAGAAGGGAGCCGAGGATTGTGCCGCTCGTTATGCCTCCCAGTATCCTGACAGCAAGGTTGAGATCAAGGTCAATGTTTATGACGAAATGGAATACCGTTATTTCAAGGAGGTCGGTTGCTGATGACAAACAGAGGAGCATACGTGTTTGGCTGGGTGTTCGGTCGGCTCAACGCGGCGGCATATCCGCAGGAGATCGGAGGGGATCTCACCCTTGCCGCTCAGCGCCCGTATACAGCACTCGCCAGAGTCATTTCTGATGCTCACAGGCTTGGCCTCCTAAAGAGGGATCTCGACCGGCAGGTTGCTGAGGCGCTTTGCGAGATCACCAGCATTGACCCGCCCGTGGAGGGAGGGTCTGAAAAGTTCCAGCCCCTTGAAATGCAGGGGGCTTGGCAGTTAGGCTATTTTGCCGGTAAAGGCAAGCGTCCCCTTGCGTCTGTCGAGTTTGATATTGCCGCCGCCAGAAAGGCCAAAGGCTTGACTCAAGCCCAGCTTGCGGATGCGATGGACGTTAACCAGGCCGTGATATCCCGCTGGGAGAGCGGCAAGGTCAGCCCCAATGCCTGGAATTTGGACAAGCTGAAAGAAATTCTGAGCTAATCCTGCCGCCCCTCCTGGGGCGGCTTTTTTGCCCTCTCCAGCTCGTGCGCTTGTGGTGCCACCGCCCGCCTCAAGCGGCGAGGAGCGGCATATGGCGGACAGTAGGTTGTCCAGCCGCCCATTGGCATTTAATTTAATCGCGCAGTGCCTCTTTTGCTTTCCCTCTGCGTTTGGAGCCGAGAGGCGGCATTGAGCCGCCACACGTCCGCGACGTAATGGGCCGCCGCTTCCGCTTCTGCTACTGCACTCGGTATATGTGCGCTTCCCGCTTAGATTGTCACGCCCTAGCCTTGGTGGCGACATCATGATTAGCCACTCGCAGGGTAGTTTTCAGCGGGATAGCGCTGGTAGCTATCGCCCTACACAAGCGTCCGGCTTCCACGGATGGGAGCGACCCAATATAGCAGGCGGACTGAGTTGCACAGCCTGGAGATCACCCTGCTTCTGGCTCCTGCATATCGGCGGATTCCGTCTCTACACGCTCCGCCGGGCGCAGCCGCTTTCTATGTGTCGGCACACCGGGGCAGGTCATAGCTGCCACCGCTTCCGCCTCCATGACAGGCGGCTCGCGTCTTACTCTTCCCAGCGCCTAGACGCTCCGGCAGTCTGGTGTAGTGTCTTTCCACCGTCATTCGCCGCCCGAAGGGTGCGACCCCTCATGCCCCGAATAGTGGGGTGGTGTTCGACCGGCGGCATATTGCACACAGAGGGGGTGGCGGCAGATGCACCGACGCCACCCACTCTGCGTGAAGGAGGAAAAGGGGGCGGAAAGAAAGTGGGAGCGCGAAGGCATACGCCCCCACACTCCCATTTTCGCATATACCATGCTCTCCGATTCCCTCATGAGGGAATCACAGCAACTTTTTCTGTGAAATAATGAAAAGTTACATTGCATTTGGGTCGTCTGTTCTCCCAAGCAGGTAATCTACAGATACATTGAAATGGTCTGCTATTTTTACAACAGATACTATTTCAGGAATCACTCCATCCCGCTCATATCTCAAAATTGAGTTCTTGCTGATGCCACATAGCTCCGCGAGAACACAGGGCTGTGTCCCTTCCTTCTCCCTCAACTTCTTCAATCTCTCCCGGAACTTGTTCAAGGGTTATCCCTCCTCACGCTGTCCGCCCTCCCCGTCGTGGATGGAGCCGCAGTGTATGAGGTTGGGCCAATTCTCTGGCTTCGCTTCGTCCTCCAGCGTCCAGTCGTTGCACAACCCGTCCTCGTCTGCCAATACATAGCGTCCTTCATCTTCCCAATAGGTCACGACGCCGAGGATGCAAACACACTCGTTGCCTTCCTCGTCCTCGCCCCATTCGCCCAGCATATCGCCAGTAAAAATCTTGTGTACTTCGGAGGACGGCCACGCTTCTCGCTGTATGTCGATGTTGGTGTACTGGCAGACCGTGGCGGGGTCAACTTCAAAGAATCCGCCTAGCATGATCCTCCCTTTTGTGGGCGGGTCTGCCCTGGCCGATACCAACCGCGGTAGAATGTACGCTCCAGGCATAAAGTCGGCATCTTCCGGGACAGCCACAATGTTTCCCTCCACCCACTCTCCATTATCCAGCCGCTTGGCTTTGAAAAGGATTTCTCTGGTCATTGGGCACCTCCGATGATCTCGTCCAATGTGGCCCGCCTTATGCTCCTCAGCGTAGGAAACGTTTCATCAAGGTTATCAAGACTGCCCTTATAGTTGTCTTCGTCATCATACATGTAAAATGTCTGTCCCACTATATCAACGTATGCCAATGTTTTAACAACTGGATATAGCACTTTGATAGCCTTCGCCCTCTCCACCTCCTGCTCCGTCCAGCGGGGCTTTCGGATGATGCGGTCGGGGTGGTTGATGGCATTTATAAGTACAGCAACGGTTGACATTTTGCATGAAAGAGAAGAAATAATAACCCGCCCATCCTCACAAACACAAATATTTTCTGCTGTTCCATCTGTATGTCGGTATTTGACATCCTCTCCGACCTCTACTCCCAGCACCTGCGCAATTCTTGGTTTATCCACTTGTTGTCCTCCTCTCAACCGCCTCTTTTGCTCGTTCTTCTCCGCATACAGGGGTAAAATTGCAAAGGATACCAAAGCATACTGCGTTTATATCCAGCTTCTCAATGTCCATTGTTGCCCTCCTCCGCTGGCTGCTGGAGCCACGCCAGCCACCCATAAACCTCTGCACAGGCTCCTCCACCCTCGTATTCAAGCCATCTCGCCAAATCTGCGTCGCTCATGGCCCGGATGCGGTCGGCGTTGGACAAAATTCGTCCTGGTTTGTACTGAGGGCACCAAGAAATTCTGGCCGTTGTACCGGCGTTATTGCAGTCATTTTTGCAAGTAATGCAAATCGTTTTCATGCGTTCTCCACCTCTTCCGGCGGCCCATCCCAGGCCGTCCAGTATTTGTCGTACAGATCCAGGCTAAACGGTTTGATATGCTTGCAGTATAGGTACCCGTCCTTCACGCCCTGAGCAATCTCCAAACCGCCCCATTGGAGCTGAGCTATGCCTGCCCCCTCAATGTAGATTGCGGTCTCCTGGGTGATGGATTCCAGCTCCTGGCGTGTGTATCTATGTCTCATGCTTCTCCCTCCGGCGGGCGGCGGTCAGGCGGTGCGGGAAGGAGCATCCAGTGAGTGACATTTGCGATTTTTGTAAAATCCCAGTCTCTCCAGGTAACCTCTGTTTCGGCATCCATAGTCATGGCATATCCATAGTCACAGTATTGAGCTATTTTTATTTGCCAGTTTCCGGCGTTGTCTTTTTTCGCCACCCAATACGACTTTGCCCCTGTTCCCGGATTGTATTCCGGCAACCTCTCATCCACGCTCACCCACTCGTTCGGCGGGGTGAGGGTGGGCATCTCGTCAATATCGTCCATCACCATATCAATTAGGGCTGTTTGGTCGCTATCGTGATATTTGGTGTAATGCTCATAATAATCATGGTCTATGGCCTGTTTCAGTCGGTCTGCATCAATCGCCCTTGCCATCGTTCAGCGCCTCCTTAACCATGCGTGGGCTTCCCTTTGTGGGGATTTCTTGCGTTGGCAATAAAAGCATCCATAATAAGCGTGAGACGATTATGTTTGACTTCGCCATTTCCATCGATATAAAAGTTTTTCATGCTCCACCGCTGGAGTTCTCGGCCAAATGGATAGTCTACAACTACGTCTTGCCCAATTAGGGCTATAAATTCATTTTTTGTCATTGTTTAGCGCCTCCAGTCTCTTTCTCAGTTCCTCCCACGCCTCTGGGGTGAGAGGGCGACCACATTGAGAACAGTATTGGTGTCCCCACCGCTCCCATGCGATTGCTGTATCAGCTGCTTTGCAACGGTCACACCCCGGCCACAGCCGCTCCACCTGCTCCCGGCTGACGGGGCGGAGGGCGGAGAGGGCCATATCAATAGCATCCCAATAAGACAGCCCATCTTCCCGGTCATCCCAGTCCGGAGTCCACCGCTGTATAGTTTTCAGGCACTCAATCGCTTCTTCCCGCGTCATGGCTTGACCTCCAATCTCTGCAATTCCTCCGCGCTCAGAATCGAAGCGCGGGTGTTCCAGGCAGTAATTGCCTCATTTTTGTGGGTGTTGTAGTAGTCGTTGTCAAAACTGACTACTGCTCCGCACTTTTTGCACTTGAAGAAATTCAGGCCGCCAAATCCAATTACTCTACGTACATGTCCTTTGCAAAACGGACACGCCAGCAGCATCCCCGCATCCGTCAGCCGCTTGGCCGCCTCTTGATTGCCTAGAAGGGCTAATTTGATATCATCCATGTATAATTCCCCTCTCTATGTCCGCTATGGCCTGGAAGATCGGGTAAAACTGTTGGGGGACTACGGCGTTTCCGTAACACTGCATCCACTGTTTGTACTGCGGATATCCCCCCATCCAATCGGGAATCCCATCATCCATTCCGCAAACTGGGGGTTGATGTACTGCCCAATACGTTCCGGGAAGATAATTCCAAGGCTGGCGCTCAGCGTTTGTCCGTGTTTTCCGCTGTGCTCCTGTGGTGTCTGCCTGCGGATCGGCTTGAAGTCCTGACTTGCCCTTGGAGATGCCAAGAATACAAACCCTGTATCTTTCATGGTGCGCTCCGACAGCACAAGCCGGAATACTGAACGTCCAGACTTCGTATCCTTCTTTTTCCAAATCGGTGCAAATGGACTCATGTATTGTAGATAAGATGCCATTAACATTTTCGCCAACAACATATCTCGGCCGCAATTCGTCAATAACTCGCAGGAACTCTGGCCATAAGTGCCGTTCATCATTTTCTGCAAGCCGTTTCCCGATAACGCTGTGTGGCTGGCAGGGGAATCCGCCCGAAATAACGTCAACTGTTCGTAGTCCTGTCTTTTCATAAAAACTTTCTCCCGTCAATGTACGAATATCCCGCCAGCGCGGCACGTCCGGCCAGTGTTTTTCCAGAACCTTTGTCGGGTAGTCCGCCCACTCGCACTGTCCGACGGTGGTAAATCCGGCCCACTGGGCGGCAAGGTCAAGTCCCCCGATGCCGGAGAAGAGGGAGAGATGCGCCAGTTTCGTCGCCTCGTGGTCGCCCAGCAGGGCGCGCGTCTTATCGTCCATCGTTCGGCACCTCCTTGATTGCTTTCCATCGCTCTTTACGGCTACACGTCCCGACGACTGCATCACAAATGCTCTTGGACGCACAGCGCTCACATGGTCCCGCCCTAAAAAACTGTTTCATATACTCTGTGGTGGTTGATATGGAGTATCCGGTGGCCTGGGCTATCGTCTCCGGCCCATACCCGTCCAGCGCCATGCGCTCCAGCAAATCGCGGGACGGTTTTGGCTTTTTCGCTCTGGTATGTAGGAGGCAGCCAACTCTTTTCGGGTTGCAGTCCGGCAGCGGGCACTGTCCACAGATTGCCGCCTCTTCCGCGTCCCGCTCCGTGATATTGCGCTCCACGATCGGCTCAATTGCGTCCAGACTGCGCCAGGGGGCCACCGCTCCGCTGATGCCGTAGGGGTCTCTGGTGATCAAAGCTCCTCCACCTCCACCCGGATACATCCCCCGTCCCAAAGCCTATGTATGACCTGCCTGTACCAGCGGTGATCGTCGTCCGGCAGCAGGTATCCCTTGAGCGCGTCCACCACGGCTTTGGCGATGGCTGCGTGGTTGTCAATGTCCAGCCCGTCGTCCCATGCAAAAGTGATGGAGACCGGCCCCCGTACCATCCCGCGCCGCACTCGGGCCTGTTTCAGCGCGGCCAGAGTCAGCGCGTGGAGCTCGTCAGCGTCCTTCTTCCGCTGCGCCCAGTGCTTGCCGGAGTAGTAGGCGTTCAGCCCAAACCGGCGGCAGAAGGCCGACTTGCCCTTCTTCGTGGGCGGGTATGGTATGTTAAACGTGATTTTCTCCATCGTTCCGCTCCAACACTAGGGCAAACAGCGCATAGGCCACCTCGAAATGCCCCTTCGCCAATTCTACTCCGCCTCCGTCCAACGCAAAAATACCGATTTTCATATGACGCATGGCCTCTTCCGCCGCTATGCCTATCGCCTTATCCATGTCCATCTCTGGCTGCCTCCCAACTATATCTCTTTGTCGGGTTTCCTCCCGCGTCGTAGTATCTCCGTGATTTGGTGTCGAACATCAACGGGATTACCTCGCGGCTGCCGGTCTCTCTGGCCTTGATAATCCTGATCCTGGAGTCAACTTCGTCAGATTCTTTTGCCCGCTCAACAGAAAAAACATTGTCAGCGAGGTTGGTAATCTCCGCCGCCCCCGCAACGTCGTCTGCTGTCAGTCCCCGCTCCTCTCCAGCCTTCCTGGGATGGGCCACCAGATGCACATGTACATCGTGGCGTTTTGCGAAGGCGCTGAGTCTCTGCGTAAAAGCTTTCTGGGCCCCATAATGACCAAGCTCCACTTCTCCCTTCAGACTTGCGGTCATGATGTTGTCCACCAAGTACACCGAACACCCGTATCGGCGGTAGGCATACTCAAACAGGCGCAGTATGTTGTCCTCGTCATGGGCATTTGACTGTCGCAAATCGGTCAGGAGAAAGCTCCCTTCCAGCCATTGGTCAATCGCCCGAACAGCTTCTTTTGACGGCGCGTACTCCATCCGCCCCGTTCTGGGGTCTGGCTGCTCTACAAGATTCCTCGGCCCTGCGATCTGCGGCAGCACAAACCGTTTGAACTGCCTCGCCGGGAGCTCCCCGGAATAGGCACATACAGTTCGGTTCTGGTTGATTGATTCCACGAGCATCTGCCCGAGAAGCGTCGATTTCCCTTCGCCGCGCCTGCCTGTCCATACTGACAATTCGCCTCCCCGGAATCCGCCGGTGCAGTAGTCCAGCGGCACCAGCCCGGACATCATGCGGTTTTGCGAAATGGGCGCGTCCATCTCCACTTGCGACAGGTCAATCAGCCCCGGCCTCGGCACATCCAAAGCGCCAAACAAAAGGCTTTCTACCGCCTTTGGGCCAGCATTGTCCAGCAGTTCGACCACTGATTCATTCCCGCGAAACGCCGCCTTATCCGCCACAAGGATAGTGACCGGCACCCACTTCTGGAGCTGGCCTACAATCTCTTCCCGGTCTGCATCGTTTGGTGTTGCGACGAACACATAGCAGAACTGGGTGATAAACTCCGTGCAGGCAGCTAAGTCCTCCCAAGCCGCGTATCTGTTCTTGCACACGGCGTTAATACCAACCGCCGCCGCGTCCTCCGGCGTAGCGCACCACCAAAGTCCTGTCGGCAGGGATGGGTCAATCATTTCTGCCCGGAATGTCAGCAGCAGTGAAATATCGCTCTGGCTGGTCATGGTTCCCCCCCTTCCTGCGCTTCTCCCACGTCCGCACAGCAGCTTTCCAGTCTTTCATTTTGGCCTTCCCCAGCATCCACCCTCTGGCCGCGTAGTAGTCCACAAACTCCTGCGGGTCTATGCCGTTTTTGCGTGCAAGGCAGTATTCTCTCACCTCGTCCACCGTGGGAGGAACAAACACTTTTCTTTTTGACTCCGTAGGAGTCTTTTCTTTTGTCTTAGTCTTAGTCTTATATATGGGTAAAGTTTCTTGTAAAGGATTCTGTAAAGGAAACTGTAAAGGTTTATGTACCGTTTCCTGTAAAGAATCAATACCAGAATTTGATTGTTCCGATAGGGAATAGCGGCTCGGGGCCCCTTTTTTCCCTTGCTGGTATCGGATAAATCCAGCCTTTACAAGCTCGTCCCTCGCTCTGTAAGCGGATGGCTTTGACAATCCATTTGTCATTACCTGCAACCGAATGGTGTCTACTGGAACCCACTCAGGCCACCCAGCCCGGTTAAATACGTTCAGCAGCCTGAAGTACAAGACCTGCGCCGGAAGCGTCAAGTGGTTGTTTTCGATCCAACGGTTGAACTCATTAAGGTAATCAATGTAAGTCAACCCATCACCGCCCTAGAACGGGAGCTCTCCGTCGTCGTCCACCTCCGAGAACTCCTGCCCATTCTGTTCTGGAAATTCAGACTCTGGTGCGTTCCCCTCCGACTTCCGGCTGTCGCCAAAGTACACACTATCAGCCACAACCTCCAGGCTCGACCGCTTGTTCCCGTCCTTGTCTGTCCAGATGTTGGTTTGCAATCTGCCGTCTACCACAGCCATGCGGCCCTTGGAGAAATATTTGCTTACAAACTCCGCCGTGGAGCGCCATGCGGTCACATTAACCCAATCGGTGGTTTTTTCGCCAGTGGCCTTGTCTTTAAAATCCCGGTCAACCGCGATGGAGAAACTGACCACCGAGACACCGGACTGCGTGTGACGCAGTTCGATGTCCTTTCCAATGCGGCCCTGGATCACAACCCTATTTAGCATTTTGGCCCTTCTTTCTTGTATATCAATTTTGATTCATCCCATCCTGGGTATAAAGTGCGGAGGTAGTCCTGCATCTGCTTATGAAGCGGACCATCCGCCCCCTCGTTGTCAAATGCCGCATGGCACCGCTGGCAGCCTGTCCAAATGTTCTCTGGAATCCCAAGACCGCCCTGACTCCGCCGTATGTAATGACAGTGTGGCCCCGCATTGATGGAGCCGCAGAGTACGCACCGCCCAAAATCCCTCTCCCATACGGCCTTTTTGGTTGCCGCGGATATGGCGGTGGCCTTAGTCTCTCGATGCACGCCCCCACTCCCTTTCCAACTGCGCGTCCAGGATGCGAATTTGCAGTTTGTAGCCCTGTATGGCCTCCCGTGCGGATTCGTACACTGTCTGCGCAATATCTCTTTCCAAGCGTAGTCGGGCGATCTCCGCGTCACCACGGCAAATATCAGAGATAATAGTTACAGGCGTGCCCTCCGCCCTGGCCTCCAGAACAGCTTTTCGGAGGGCTACCCTGTAATCGCGTTCCGCCTGCGCATATGCTCTGCCGCGGGCTCCGAGCTGCCCGATTGCCTTATCCAGGAGTGCGGACTTTGCGCCGATCTCGTTTATCAGCTCATAGCCCATACAAACGCCCGCTTTCCTGTCCGGTTGTTCAGGATAGATAAACCGGAAATCCTACGGTTGTCACCATAAGCAATTTTCTCAACCGAGAAGGTGTCGAAGGTACGAAACTTCCCATTGGATTCCAGGATGTTCATTTTCTCAGAGGGTACCCAAATAAACGGGGCGGTATAAAGCTCTCTGCCAATGCCCCATCGGAACCCAGCACGTTTGAATGCGTCGCTTGCCTCCCCCTTTTTCTCGTTGCCCTCGCCGTCCTCCCTGGACTCTATTCCACAATCCCACTTCCACGTCCAGGCGTCTCCCTCACGGATGGCAATCCCACAATACAGGTTCCCTTTGATTTCCCGGTAATCGTTCGTCCAGTTTTCAGAGCCAACCGTCTCATCCAGGATATCCATATCCGTCCTGGCCGTCTTATAAAGCAGGAGAACCGCCCCATTCTTTTTGACCTGCTTGACCTTCACTTCAATGTCGGAAGCCTCCAGCAGACGGAACTTGTCCATCACTTCACCCCCACACTGCGGCCTTGCTCAATCGAGGCATATGGAACGGGCACGCCCTCCTTAATGAGCTTGCCAATGCCAGTCTTGCTGACCTCCGGCTCCTTGTACTTGACGCACTCCGCGTCATATCCGTTCTGCTCTAGCCAGCGGATTAAAGCTTCTGGATTAGACACTTGAACGGACGAGGTTTTGCGGAAAGTGACGGAGCACCTGGCCGTCTGGAACTTCTCGCCGTCTAATGCAAGGGACAGATAGGATTTCAGCCGTTCCGCCTTGTTCTCCAGGGCCTTTCTGCGCTCATTGAGCGTGTCCGCCTCTTCTTTGATGGCCTTAGCATCGGCCATCAAATCCTTGTACCAAAGGGCCATATTCTCAATCTTAGCGTCTCGGTCCATCTGGAGCGCGGCAAACGCCTCATAGTCCATTAGTTCCCCTGTTTCCGGGTCTACTAGGCCTTGAATTGCCTGGTCAATTTCATACAGTGTCATTTTGTTCCTCCTTACATTTCTGGCACATTTCTTCGTTTTGGTAAAGTTCTGCTCCGCAATTTGGGCAATTCCCTGCGGTTGGATCCTGTTGCATATCCCGGTATGGTGAAAATGGAAGCCACCACTCCATATCAGGCAATCGCCGGAAGCACCGCCCGCGGGCAGCCATCCTCACCCATATAAAGGAATCCGGTTCGGCCATCCGAGAGGCGGATATGTATTGTCCCGTCCAGGGCGTTAATCTCGTCGATTGGGTAGCCGATATTCTCCATCGCCCAGCGCAGCAGGGCGGAAATATTTCTGGTATTCAGCATTGACTTTCCCTCCTTCGTGCCCTAAAATAAGGGCAGATGTTCTTTCTCTTGCCGCCCTCCGGTCTCGCACACCGGAGAGCGGCGCTTTTATTCGTAAATAACGGCTTCCGCCCGTGTAATAAAATGATGAATGCCAGTAGAGCACTCGTTCCAGCGGTCATCATCAAAATCAGACACTTCAACGGTTTCCCCTATGGTATAAACAAAGTCCGGATCATAATTGCTCTTTACCTGGCCGCCAGCAGGATTTCCGTTGATATCTGTGATACTCAATACCTTGGCCTTACTGGCGCGGCATTTTCGGCTAGTAGCGGAGGACCGGCGTGCATCTGCGGGGATTTCCAACTCCACAACAAGGCCACTTGCCTTTTTATAGCCGATATAAGACCCGGAATCTGGGCATTGCAGCGGGTAAAAAACTGTATGAATATCCCATATCATTTGATCCATAGATGCACCGCTCAGGTTGGCATTGCTCAGGTTGGCACAGCTCAGGTTGGCACCGCTCAGGTCGGCACCGCGCAGGTTGGCACAGCTCAGGTCGGCG